GCATAACTGAAAAACAATTCATTTATTGCTGCCGATTCTAATGTCTGTTTCATATCTTATTTGTTGTAAGTTCCTCTAATATTTTATTTCTCCTGATAATCCCATACGATAATGCGAAAGGGATTGCTGTTACTTATGAATCACTACCGCCATCGTACTAACGGTTGTCCCACTTTCTTTAAATTCACCGGATCCAATTTCAAAAACTTCTCCATGAACTTCTTCCAGCCATTCCCGGAAATCAACACATTTCTTTTCTGATGCAAATTTCCAATGCTGACTGGTAATAGCCGCAAGCGTTCCTCCTTCTTCTAGCCGATCGTACATAAGTATCACGTGATCTATATCCTGATTACCGGAAAATGGAGGATTGGCGATAATCTTGGTATACTTACCGGAAAAGTCCTTTGTAAAATCGTCACCAAGTAATACTATATTGTCAAGAGAGAGAAGTAGCTCTTTATTCTCCGGCATCAACTCGTAACACTCAACCTTTACAGAAGGACAAGCCCGGTGAATCGCTTTTATCAGAGCACCACGTCCGGCACTTGGTTCAAGTACAGTATCCGTTTCGTGAATTCCACCGGCAAGCATTACCAGCCAGTCGGCAATATCAGCAGGTGTTTCAAAGAACTGAAAATCTTTTTGCAAATCGCATCGCTTTCCCTCTTTCAAGATAGAGAATACACGTTCCGGATTAAAAGGAAATGTGAATCCCTGTATCTTACCTCCCTGCCATGAGCCGCCAGCTTCTTCTATCCATTTTTTAGCTTCAGCGTAGGATTTCTTGTTAAACTGAACGGCAGGAAGCTTAAGGACATTGCTTTCAAGTGTGCAATGTTTCAATATCTCTTCCACATCCCATTTCTTACCTTCATCAGACTGCTTTTTCTTTTCGTTTACCGTGTCATCTATGCCTAATAACTTACCTAACGACTCTGATACTTTATTAGATACTTCCGACATCTTGGACATCCATTCGAGGATAGCTGATAGGAATTCGCTATCAACAATACCATTTTCATCATATATACTTTCTTTGCTGATTAAATCCGGCAAATTATCCACAAACATAAAACTACCATGTAACGCTTCTATTAAATTCTTTTTTCTGCTCTTCATAACTTTTCTGTAAATAAATTCTCGTTGTATCAATGCTTCCATGACCCAGAATATCAGCCAGCTGAATGACATCCTTATTTTTCTTCAAAAACATCTTTGCAAAGAAGTGGCGGAAAGCATGAGGATGCATTTTCTTTAAATCGATCCCGCATTTTTTACCCCATTCCTTTATCAATTGAGCTATCCCTCTTGTACTTATACGACCAAACCTGCCAACTGCGATTATTCCTGTTCTAGGATTTTCTTTCAGATATTCTTTCACTTCTTTCTGCAAATTCTTACTAAAGAAGAAACGACGATATTTATTCCCCTTTCCCTTTAATGTTACTTCTCCAGCCAATATATCTTCCCATGTAAACTGAACAAATTCAGAAACTCTTGCACCAGTAGTACCTAATATCTTTATGAAAAAATATCTGTCTTTATTAGGACGTGAATATAAATAAGAAAGAAGTTTGTTATACTCCTCTTCAGTAGGAACATTGTCAGTATCCAAATTCTTATGATATTTAGGACGCTTTAAAACTATAGGAGTTTTTACAAACTTACCTAGCTTTTCCAATGCGGTAATTCGTAAACGAATAGTTGAAGGTTTCCTACCTTCCTCTTCTAAAGTCTTAATGAAACGACGACAGTTCTCCATAGTTATCTCATTACAATATTCAAAAAACATTTTCACCGAATCCGAATAGATACGTAATGTATGTGGAGAATAATCTTCCTCTTGAGTCAAATTGCTAATAAAGTCGTTTATTAGCTTTTTGTTTTTATCCGAAATGGCACTCAATTTATCTAATGGTTTGTCTATGACAGCCTCTTTCCTTTTTCGGCTATAACCAATCCCTTTAAAGTTTAAGAAATCTCGAATTGCATCAGCCATCAAGGGCTCCTTTACTATTTTACAAGAATTGTTTTTTATATAACTCTTATAACCAGCTTTAGTAACATTTGGCGTATCTTCCAAAAAATCTTTAACATACTTAATGTATCTGCCGATATAGTCATAACTTTTCCCAGTAGAACCATACAAGTAAGTCAGGTATTGATTAAACATCTGTTGTCTATCCTCATTCATATAAACTCTCCTTATATTGAATTTCTTTTTTACGATTATTACCGATACGTGAAGCAATAGCCATCATATAACTTACAGGACAGCAAACTGCACACCTCTTATCTTTAATTGATATTAAACACTCTGATATGCTTAGTTCAGCAATACGATCTGCCTTTCTATCTGAAATATGTCTTTTTATCGAAATATATTTAGATAATAAATTCTTTTTAGATAATAAAAAATCCTCAACATCGGAAAAATTTCCATTTTCAAAAGCAGAAATAACCATTGAAGTAAACATCAAACTCTCTTTGTATCTCCTTAATAACTCTTCTTCTGATATTTTTTTATTACATTTCTTTTGTATTTCAGGCATATCCGTTAAAACAACGCCATCTTCCCCAATAGAAGTAAGAATACCATGTCCTTTTATTTTAAAAGGATCAATCCCCTTTTGAGCACAAAAAACCATTCTTTGAACTGTAGAAACAAATCGGGTTCCGTCATCAGAATAAAAGCTACATACCTTTTTCCGGTTATATTTATCTAATTCAAATCCATCAAATACTTTTCCGGATACTTTCGACCTGGCAGATAAAGGAGATAAGCAAAATTCATATTTGCTAAAATTATCAAGTTGAATCCATTCTTTCATATTAGTTTGTTTATTGTAAAATCATGTGTGCCGGAATCGAACCGGCATATGCAGATCAAAAAAACAAGGTAAAGATGATGATCGCTATCTATTTTTTATAATTTAAAGTTATAAACACATAGCCTGCATAGACCTACCACATGATTAATTTTACTTTCTAAAAACCATATCCACATTTATCTCCCAGATTGGCGACTGTAGAGGTAAAGGCGTAATGGTATTCACAGTATTTGCTCATATTTAAATTGTTATTAATCAATTATTTCAAATGTAACTTTCACTTTTTTACAGCGAAAGCCTTTCTTATACATCTGTTTCCATGTCAAATTAGTCCCGTCCAACCAGTGCCTGACGCAATCTCTTCGGTAATATTTTTGAGTATTCATCACAAGTGCACCATTTGGGTAGGTTATCATGTACATTATATCTTCACGCATATCGACTCCTTTCTAATTTGTTTTACGCAAATCCTTGATAATTCTTCAAGAACTTGCAAGGTTTAATTAATATTATCCATCAGGTGGTTCGCTATCGCATATACCACCAGGTAAAATAAGATGTTCACTCCTAGGAGAAGGAGGATGTTTAGGAGTATTCTCATCTGCGGGAAGATCCTTTCAATTCGATTACATTAAACATCTCATTAATGCGATCAGCGATATATGCACCATATCGATCCTGAATCTCTTCTATAGAAAGATTGGTCGTTATATGAGTTTTACACTCATATCTCAATTCATATCGACATTGAAGGATATACTGCATAACATTCAACTCCGTACCAAAATGCTTAGAAGGAATAGGTTCCCTTCCTAATTCATCAAAACATATCGTCCTAGGAGTTCCACCATTGTAAGTATACAGTTCCAAATAATCTCGCCCTTTCATCGAGAATCCAGTAGCCACATAAGAGGCAGAATCAACTCTAAAACCTCCAATGGGATAATCCCCGGCATCACGTCCTCCAATAAACCACAAGTATTTATTTAGAATTTGCATTATAGTTGATTTACCTGTCCCGTAATCCCCTGTTAGCAAAAGACCTTTTCCGGCTCCTGAATCACCTTCTGCATAGAGAAATATATCATTCATTATCTTTCTAAAGGCTCCTTCAACTTTGAATCCAGGACAAACAAAATGGCAGCATTCAGCAAATACTTCTGCTCGTCTCTTCTTGTCATTGATCGAGGTCGTAGGTGGTAGTTGTTCGGATAACAGCTTTCCTATCGGAATCGGAGTTACCGGCCTTATTCTTGTTTCCATACTTTTTTTCTGTTTGATAATTATTTCTTTCCCATGTTCTCACTGCTGCTTTCCAGTCTTTCATTTTAGACCGGCCAACCATCCATCCGTTAGAAGTGTAATAGTCTATCCATCTTTGCGGATCAACATCATTTTTTCTCTCCGAGCAATACGCAGAAACTTCTTCAAGAGAAGGAGGAACAAATTTTTTATTTTTTGAGGTTTCCCCTATATTATCTTTTAGTTTAGTTTCTGTTTTAGTTTTATATATATAGTCTGGCGCATTGGTTGGCAGATTGGTTCCCATATTGGTTGGCAGATTGGCTGGCGCATCTACTGTCTCTTGGGCTGGCTTATCTACCGGAATATTTCCGGTAGTTGGATTCGAATTTGAATTTTCAAAAGCCTTTTCAAAAGAATATAAACCTACGATCCTTTTGCTTTTACCAGATTTGTAATAAAGCAACCCGGCATTAATCAGAGATAACCTGGCACGGACTAAAGTTTTCTCGTCTATATTAAGAGCACAGCAGAGTTCGATATTCGAGCAACTGAAAACGTCCTCCCAACCCTCGCTGTTACAAACGGCAACTAATTCGTGGAATAGTGCCTGTTCGGTAGCGGTAAGCCGATTACGTCTTCGTGCCTTTCTCATTTTCTCTGTCAATGTATATCCGTCCATAATTCTAATACGCATGAATACAGTTTCTTTTGCTATCAGCGACAAACCTACGGTTAAAGAAACTACAATAAACTACTCGTGGATTGCCATTCTCGGTTGGTATTATTCGCCCATTATTGCATTTTGCACAAGTATCTGGTCGGATAACTTGCTTGTCTGATTTCTTCCTCATGATTAAAGTTATTTAGGGCTACCGATAAGTAGCCCCGTTGATTTATGCGGCATCTTTTCCTAAAAACTTATTCACAAAATAGATTTGCCCTTTTCCCGTAACCTTCGTTGTGGTGGTAACCAACACCGAACCATCCGGCTTAGTAATTGATGTTTTCTTCAATTCAAAAAGCCCTAATTTCATGGATTTCTGTGTCGGTTGATTGTAGTAGTCACCTTTCTGGCAGAGATAGCCATTATCACGCATCCATGAGAACAAACGATTTTGACCGATATTCACACCATTCTGTTGTAGTATCTTCGCTAATTCAGCTATCAAACAAGAACGTTGGGAAGTCGAGACCGCATCGGCAAAAAGAACTTTAGGAGCATCTTGTTGAATTTTACTTTCCGCTTCTATAAGGCGCTGCTCTTTTCGTTTCAGTGTCTCTTGTGCTACAATCAGCGCACGTGCCATAATTTCTTCAGGAGTATCATTCTGATGGGCTGTAATATAACCGCCATGCTTGCGGATTGAGGGCAAAACTTCATCGCAAACCCAATCTTGAAACTTTTCGGCATCCGGTAATTTAGATTTCATAGTCAAACGATAAACTTCACTCTCTTTGCCGTACTTTATGTCTTGCACACCGCCATTTGTGGGGGTCGGCAAAATAACGACCCCTTTACAGTGTTGATTTACAGCATCGGCAGGTCTGCTATATCCAAGTGCTTTTGCCACATCAGACAAGCAAAACAAAGGTTCTTCATTCTCATTCATTGCAATTCTTACCTCTCCGAATTGCTCATTCTGAAAGATTTTAATTTCATTCATAATATATTGATTTAAATTTTAGACAATAGGGATATAGGCGGAAGTATCTCATTCCGCCATTTAATTAGAATTTAAATATTCGATAACAAGAACTTTAGACAATCCTTGTGCGGATCGTCCGAATGGTGGCTAAAATGGTAATCTTGGAATTGCTGGAATAGTCCTTGCGAAAGTATGAAGGCATAAGCTTCATTCTTGCAATTCTTTTCGATTAGGAACTTTTCATAAGATACAGTTTTCGCACTGCTGGGCGTAGATTGGATATTACTACACTTCTTACCCTCTCTAACTCTGTTGAAGTTTGGCATTTTGATAAACAGAATTTGAGTTACTATAAAAGGAAAGCCGTCAGCCTCCCAAAAGTCGCCAAACTTCTACAATACCTGCAATGAGATAGAGTATATCAGGGAAACCAACGGCTATATCTTTGCGATAAGCAGCAGTCATAAGGATATAAAAAATCCCTACCTCAAATTGCTATGTCATAAAAGTTTGGCGAACTTTATGCCGCAAAGATACACTCAAATTTCAAAATACCAAATGAAAATCTTATATTTTTAATCCAAAGTCCTAATCGTTATCTCCACACGTGGATTTTCCTTGTCTACAAACTTGCGTGCATGAATAAGACAACAATTATTGTCGTTCTTAATGCATTTGATTCGCTGAAGCACATCTAATTGTAGCTTTAATACATTATCAAGGTCGCTCCGTTTACTTGGGTAGTACACATCAATGTAGAACTCAAATGGCTCGTTGATATTCAAATCCCTCAACTTTCCTGCCTGCCAAATAAAGGATTCCTCATACTTTTTCAAGGAATGAGTTTTGGCTAAGCATCCGTGCCCGTTGATTGATACTATCTTATAGCAATTAGCCTTAGAAGGAGCGTTCCCTTTGATTATTGTCTTATATTCCATACTATCGTCTGGCATTCTTGTTTGGTGATTGTTATTTTCATGTGGAAAAGCCCGGATTCGAACCGGGATGAACTTTCTGATTTGAGTAACCCTTCCGGCTGGGTAAAGTTCCAGTACTCGTCGTGCGTCTAACCAATTCCGCCACTTCTCCATGTTCGCCCACCAATCTTCACAGACTGGCAGGCTGGGGTAAAAAGGTTAACAAAGCTATCTCAACAGCTCACTCTTGCGGATTATAGCTCTACCGGTTACGATAGTGTTCTCCGTATTGTGAGATAATGTGCTTTGTTTAATGCCGATCTGGTCTTCGGATAAATGACGGAAGATACCCGTTACCGAACTGAAGTAATAGTTCCGCTTTTCGAAGATCAGGTAGACATGGATTACTTTAGTTTTTCGCATTGTTTTATTTCAAAACTTCCAAATAGCTGTTATTTGGAATCAGATGTAATTCTTGTTTCTTTGAACCTCTATCTCCATTAATTGCAATAGTCGATCTTCGTCGGGACTAGGAAGATATATTCCGGCTTCTCCTGAACTCCAATTTCTAAAACGAGTAATTGCGTTACTCATTTCTTCTGTATCTAGTTCAGCGGAACTACGTAGAACTTTGATGTTACCCAAATACTTATCAGAAACTTCCTTTATGAATATGTCTTTATTGCATAGTATCTTAAAATACTTTTGCTTTACATATTCTAAGGTATTGCCTGTCTCACAAGCAAAATACCCTAAAATGACGTGCAAATACCGATTTTGTTTATCGGTACGCACCGGCTTCTTTTCTGTAAGTTCTACTATTTTTCCGTTTTTAACAAGCAAAGCGGAACGGGTTTTAAACTGTTCCGCCTGCAATGGATTAGATAGGTCGTACAACATATTTAAAATGGAAGATCATCTGCAGGAGAAACACTGGGAGCTGAATCAACCTGTTCCATGCTTGGAGCACTTGGTTGTGGATTATAAGTTTGCAAATCACCCAAGAAATAATTCACCCCATCTTTCCTTTCTTCCTTCTTAGGAGAACAGGATACATAGTGCGTGTAAGTGTTACTCCCAAATGTAGCAGGTTCTTTACGCTCCCCTACCCATATATTTAGGAAAATACGCTCTTTGCCATCTTTACACATTACTTTTTTCATCTGCTCACGAGGAATTTCCGAAAGGCAGATACTACCAAATAAACTACTCATATTATTACTTTTTAAATGTTATACTATACGATGTTGTACTTTGTTTAGATGGAGGGTTCAAGATAAAAACCTCCCCACTATCTTCATCAATTTCCGCTTTAGGTTTTGAAATTGCTTTTAAATATTCCTCCCTTTCTTTACATTGCTGGTCTATATCGTCCCTTTGTTTAATAAGACGGCTATAAACCGGATCGTTGCAAACGGAAAAATCATATTTTACACCTGTTTCTTTTAATTGCAAAATAGCACCATTATAGCATGGACGCTCTCCTTTTCCGTACTTCTCACATTCTATTATAACAGCATCTTTGATTTCTCCACTTTTTAAGAATGCATTAATCGTTTCTGATATGCTTTTCATTTGTATAACCGCATCTATCGGATTTATATTACCATCAGTCACTTTGGAGACAAAAGCATTAGCCATCTCTTTCTGTTCCGTCTTGGAAGATGGGACTATATTGATTATTAATTCATTATTCATTGTAGACTATTATTTACTTTATATTGATAATAATTTTCTGAAATCTTATTTATATCATCGTTCGTACATCTATAATTCTTCTCTATCAAATTAATTATAGAAAAACGTTGTTTGTTTTCTCTTGCAAAAGATTCATTCCTATAAATCCACTTCATCAAATCTTCTCTTCCTAGAAGAGAAGCGTTTAAAACTTTACGATTATCATTTTCTGTTTGTGATTTATTATATTTGGTAGAATCATTGTCCCAATATACATCAGCCGCCATTCCTAAAGCTTTGCAAGAAACGGATATAGCATCCGTTAAAGCCATTTTATAACATTCGTCTGACGTGTATGCACCATTCTTTTCGTTAGAAACAAATGAAGCCCCTCCAACTCCCTGTATTCCTTCACTCCATTCTCCATTATATTTGACGAAAAGATTGATGTGTACAAAACTTGAAATTTCTCCATTTGCGCCATGTTCATTCCACATTCTTATAATTTCATAACGCCAGCCAAATCCACAAGGTCCAAACTGTTCTGTTAGAGTTTTAATTCTCCACATAGGATTGATATCTGTCTTTCCTTTTAAACGACCTGCTGAAATTGTTTTTTTAGCATTGTCCGGAACTTGCCTTATCTTATCGTAAAGTTCAAGACAATTATCATTCCATTCTTTCATATAATTATATTATTTAAAGTGGTTTAAATTGCTCCCGGAGTGCCAATCAAGGCAAACCGGGATTAAATTAAGATAGTCTGCGGATAATCTCACCGCCATACGAACTTTTAGTCAGTTCTATAAACTCATAGACGGTAAACCTATCATTGTCTACATCTATACCTTTGTCCTTACAAAAAGCTTCTCTTCCAGCCTTGCAACTCCCAGTAAGTACATGATGCCATATAAACAAGTCTTTAGCAGAATACTTTTTAGAAAAGTCGGAAAAATGTTCTTTAAACTTATCTATTCTTTCCTCTTCTGTACTATCATCATAAAGCTTTTCTTGTAAAGATTCAAATGCCTCATGTAGAGTATTACCATGAGAAAATTGATTATTCTCTTTTACTATAAAACAGGGAGTAAGAGATAAGTCAGACTGAAGGATAAAACCTTTTGCGATATTACCTTTTACATTTGTGATAATAGTAGGTATATTATCTACTACATAAATAGAATTTCCATTTATGGATTTTACGCCATCGCCAGAGCCAGAGCCATCGCCAGAGCCAGAGCCATAGCCAGAGCCATAGCCAGAGCCATCGCCATAGCCATCGCCAGAGCCAGAGCCATAGCCAGAGCCATCGCCATAGCCATCGCCAGAGCCAGAGCCAGAGCCAGAGCCATAGCCATAGCCATCGCCAGAGCCAGAGCCATCGCCAGAGCCAGAGCCAATATTTAGAAACTGTTTTATTCTATCTTCCATTACCTTGCCCATACCGGTACACTTTCAATAGATTTTACAGCTTCATCCGAACACGGGATAATTTCAATCACATCCAGAATCTCTATCTCTGGAACCGTAACTGTGAATTTGCATTCAGATGGGTTAGTCGTACCATTAACTGCTAATTGAGATATACTAGCAGCACCATCCCAATACCACAACCTACGACAATTTGCGAGCTTAACCTCACTACCATTTCTTTCTACTAACTCTCCGAAAAATACACCGGAACGATCTCCTCTTACAATTACTTTTTTCATAACTATATATATTATTAAAGTGGTTAATCGAAATAAATAAAGCGCCTATCCTAACGAACCGACGCCTCCGAAAATGAATTTAAACGACAAAATTTTGTTCCTAGATACCGAATCAACGGACACTAGGATAGTATAGAACATGTATAACTCAAATACAGAGGCTTACACTCTACGACATCCTGGGGTGTCGGCATTGGGTTAATTAATAAATGAATGGTTATTTGCGATTTTGAAGGCATTTTAGTATATTGCCATTTTCTATTGCCTTCATTATTTCATACTGTTTATAGTATATACGCCCTTTAGGTTCAGTAACAACATTGCCTTCTTTGTCTGTTACTGTTTCGATTCCAAACTGATATGGGGATATAAATCCTCTATCTTCTAAGTTCTTGAGAACCATTCGACCACCAGCTAACTTTTCCGCTTCTGATTTTACTATCACTATTCTTGGATTACTAAGAAAAGCGTTTTTCCACTTTTCAAAAGCTTCAATTCCTATTTTTAAACCTTGATCGATAGCATATTGTACAACCGCATCCATGATTAATACACCTTTGTAACCATTATAAAGCCTTCTCTATCGCACAATTTCTCATCTATGATATATGGTGGGTGATGAGGTTCCTTTTTCCCTTTATACTCTTTATTCACCCTTTGAACGGCAGCACCAACAGCCGTTTTCATTTCTAACGGGAAATATTCTTTTTTCCCTGTTTTTAAAGCTTCAATTTTTAATCGATGTTCTGTTTTTCTAATCATAACGAATATTTTTTAATTATTAATTTGTGGGCAATAAAGGAATCGAACCTTTTTCTCACCCGTGCGAGTGTGTTCTAACCATTAAACTAATTGCCCGTTTGCCTGTATCACATCAGATACAGGACTTAATAGACACGAATTTTCACACATAAAACAGCTATTCTCCCGAACCGCATACCTATATCACTTTTCTTCTATCACTCTCTCTTTTTTTAGTCTTTTTTGGTGCTTTTCCATGTATATGGAACATAATGCAAATACAGCAAACGAAAGCCAGAAGACAATATTCATTTCGTTTGCAAGCAATATTGTTAATGCGAACGATATTGCCCAGATTGCTAATAGTGGAGTACGTTTCATAAGATTAATTATTTGATTATTATTGTGGATAAGACCGGACTCGAACCGGTAATGGTACATGTTCTAATTTTAAGGAGTATCGCACTCGCACTTCCCTTGTTTCAGCGTCTACCAATTCCGCCACTTATCCTTATTAAAAAGTGCACTATCTTCACAGACCGTACACTATACAACACAAACACAAAATAAAACACTACAGAAAAGTGCCCTACCCGATTCTCGCTATCGGATACCGTTCAATCCGTCAGTAGGGCTATATATACACACTAATAGTGTGATGATCTTTAACTTATCGACTGCTGCTGTCTTAGGCTCATATCATCGCCATCGATTGCTTATACAGTTTATTATTCTCCGCCTCGGCTATAATGCTTATTAGCGCAGGCTACTTTAACGTGCCCTGAACACGGCTTCATTTTTGAGGGTTAAGCCTCCCATCCCGAATTAGGAGTCATCGGTTTACCGTTGTGCCCTGAAAGCGTTTCGCTCGCTTCTTTCGTAAGTTCTAACCTAACAGAGCTTCGTATTCACTTATCAAATTGAAAAGGTAATTCATAATCCATTCCTTTGGCTTATTAAAAGCGGTCAATAGTTGAACGGTCTTTTCGTCTTTCTCCTCCAGATCCTTCACGTATTGATGAAGGAAAGCCAATTTCTCATTAATCTGTTCTGTACTCATATTACCTCCAAGAGCTATCATAGTTAGTATATTTATCGGCAAAGAACGCTTTCAATACATTTCCCTTGCTTGCATTGAACGCAGGATTGAAAGACTTCTTTTCCTCTTCAATCTCTCTGTATTCTCTTTGCTGTCTCTTTGCCAGAAACCAAGCCTTTTTCAAAGCTTCACTCAAAGAGATACGACGATACGCTTTCAAAACATGAGCATGTTTCATTATCTCACTGTTATTGAATTTTCCGGTTTCTGTCAAAAATGTAAATGCGTTCATAATCGTATCTTTTATTAATTGTTTTTATTATATTTGCAACACTTGTTATCGGTTGACATTGCAAATATAGTAAATAAATTATCAACCACAAAACAATAGTCGATATTTTATCTACACCAAAACATTATTTAACTATTTAGAGATATGGAAGGATATTTTAGAGAACCAGTTATCAAAGAGGAGGGAAATTATCCAAAAGTGATAATGCCTGAAGAAAAGGATAAGATAGTAAATGAGCTTATTAACCAAAAGAGGAATGGATTTTCCTTTGAATATAAAGATGTTCCAAACCTTAATATCAGTAAGGTACAATTTGAAAGAGTAATGATTGAGCTTGAAAATATGGGAATGATTAAAATAGGAGGTTATAAGAATAGTGGTAAAATATATCCAACTTCAAAATTGGACACATTCTACCGCCATGGAGGGTTTAAGAAACAAGAGCAAGTACTTTCAAATGACTTGGAAAGATTAAAACTTGAGCTTGAAAATCTTAAGAAAACGGTGGATCCATCCATTTCGGAGGAGATATCGAGCAAAGTAAGGCTCCTCGCTGAAATTGTAGCATCTATTACATCTGCATTGAATTTCGTTTTCGGGAGGATATAATCCTAAATGCTTCTCAAGATGTGCAACGGGAGATTCTTTTTCGCTATCACTCTCAAAACTATGAAGAGAAGTATATATAACTTCCCCATCTTTGGCGTTTTTGATGACTCTCTCTACATTATAAGCATCTCCACCTGTAAATCTACGGGAAATGATAATAGTGTAATCTGGTTCATTTTCCATGGCAAAAATATTATTAATTGGTAATTTTTATGATTGTATGAAAAAAGAAAATTATTCCGGTCGCTTTTCCTCTTGAGAAGTAACCCAATCGTAAAAAACTTGCGCAAAGTCCAAAGGGTTGCCCATCATATGTTGGGCCTCGTAAACGTAAACTGCGTACTTTAAACAACTCATTCTGATTTGTTCATCAGAATTGCATGGATCGGGAGATAGGTTTAATTTTTCGTCCATAGTTCTTTGATTTTATTTTATCAATAAGTGAATGTATTAAGTTACTCCAAAATAAAAAAGTATGATATCATCATCCACACATATAATGTACACAATGATATTAATATCAAAAAAGGGCAAAGGCTTATCAATCCTATTAAAAGAAAAATAGTAGGTATTGATGTTGCAAATATCCATGGATATTTTTCATACTCTCTTTTAAATTTAAGTTTCATAGTTTTGGGGATTAACTGTTACTAATTGAAAATAAAAATATCCGCAATAGGTTGCAGCTACTACGGATACCATATATTAAACCTCTTGTGAGGAAAGTTTAACCACCTTGTCTCTGTAACATCTGCAACTTGTTACGATGCAAAGTTAGTTGATATTTTATCAACTACAAATTTAATTAAATAATTATGGCAAAAAATTGTTATTCGGAAAGATTATTATCTATCATTGATGCTCTTGGTATGACAGATGCAGAAATTGTCAAAGAGATAGATTCATTAGATAAAACATTAATGTCTCATATAAGGAATGGGAGACAAGGAGCATCACTAAATCTAATATCTTCATTTTGTGAACGCTTCCCCTTAATAGATGCTAATTACATTCTCACCGGCAACGGCCCCATGTTCAAAGAAGAACAAGAGACTGGATATAAACAGGAAGTTGTAAGCGACCACTCAAAGAAGTTATTCGAAGAGTTCAATAAGCAAACAAGGATATTGCTAGCTCAAAGGGATGAAGAAATTAGGAACCTTCAATTAGAAAATGCTTTTTTGAAAGCACAAAATAATATGCAAAACGTTGGATAAAACTATGCAACACAAACTTTTACAACAAAGATGATGATATATTGTTGTAGCATGTGTTTTTAAACATACAAACAAAATCAATTTTAGTAATATCTTTTTAACAAATCTAATGTTATATTGTAACAAATAGCCCTTTTAATATTACAAACTAAAACATTAGATTATGGAAATGTATGAATTATTACTGGAAAGAGTAGTCGTACTTACAAACGAGTATTTAAAGCTTAAACAAGAATTAAAAGAATTAAAAGACCTGACCGAAAACCAAAAACACAATGATAGCAATGGCCGGATAATTCATATGAAAATCAAGAAAAAGAAATGATATTTGATTTAAGGGTGGTTTTATTAACTAACCACCCTCCTTCTCATTATTAAACACATAATCAACCACCTTACTTATAACCTTGTCTATTCTCGAAAAGTCTTGTTTTATATAGGTATCCGTTATTGTCTTTCCTGAAGAATGGTTCAGGCACAAAGAAATATCGTCTTTACTTATATTACATTCATTACGTGCAATGGTCGCAAAAGAATGGCGGGCTGAATAGAATTGGATATAATCAATTCCAAGTTCATCGCATAAAGACCTCATCCCCCGGTGTATTCCTTTGGTTAAGTTTCTCACATTATTATATCTTTTATAAAAATCAAACAAATGCTGTCCGGATGGATCACGATACTTGGAAATAATCGGAAGTGCCAACGGGTGGATATACACAGAGATGAAAGCGTTATCCTTTCTTCTATCTTTTGTCTTTTGACGTTCATACTCTATCCTCCCGTTCACCATTCGACAATTAAGCATATCAACCGCATTCATTCCTGCTAGCAAAAAAGACAAGATATAGATATCACGGGTAAACATGGTAGTTCTTTTTCTCTTGTTGACTGGTGAATAGCTATATATCTTTCTGATTATATCAACATCCACCGCTCTTTTCTTTGCTTCTAAGACTGCCGGAATAGTATATACCTTAAACGGATCATTAGTAATAATGATATCCCCTTTTTCATAATCATTAAAATGAAGCAAAGCGGCATTAAACACTGATTGAATGATTCCCATATAGGAATGTACCCCAGTATCATTTAAAGCAGGTTTCTTTATTGTCTTATACGCTTGTTTTGCCGTTTTATTTTGCCTAACGGTTATATACCTTTCCTGTCTCAACCATGCCTCATATTCACGCAGAAAACGTGACGTTAAATCCTTTATCAGAAGCTTTTCATTACCATTTTTATGATTAAGAAAATGGCAAAGGGAATTAATGCCAGTCGTCTTGACTGTTTTTGTTCCTTCGTTTGGCGTTTTCTCAATAAACATTCTAGCAAATTCAATAAAATCTATTTCCTTCCTCTGCTTCCTCCTTTCGATCATTGCGACTATATCCTTGGAAGTTTCGCACTCATTAACTACATCTTGATTTTCATTTATTATTTGACGGTATTCTCTAACCAATCCGTCTAGCTCTTCCTTTATTTTTTCAGAAGTTATTGTGCCCGATGCGGAGTTTTTCTTGAATCTGACCAGTTCTGTATATATAGAAGTTGATATATACGATGAAGTTCGATTGTGAGATATCCTAATTTTCGGATTATACGTATTGTCCGACTTTTTATGATGCTTAAAAACTACCCAAGAAACTGTTGCCATAGCTATCTCTATTTTCGTAAATCATTTGTAAAACAAAGATAGTATTTTGGTAGAGAAATACGCTACCAAATTAAATATTTAACTATTAAAATAGTGATATAAAATCTCCCTACAGCGCCATAGAAGCCCACAAAGCATTTTTCTTAGTTTTTAGACCCCAAATATAAGAAATTTGGAGTTATTTTCAAACAATCATCTATATATCAAATAATTATCATATACACCACAACACCTTCGTAAATCATTCGTAAAACCGAAAGCAAAAATGCGTCATTTTTTAGATGATTTTCTATGCAAATATAGTGAATACTTTATAGAATAGAAACAAAGTTGGATATAATCAAAAAAGGCAGCTTATTCGGCTGCCTTCTCTATTTCAATTCAACAGGTTTATCCTCCCATGTTAGTTCTCGTCCAAGGATTTTCTTTATTGTACCTTTGGGGAGTTCGATGCATACATCATTATGCGGATCATAGTCCCAACATTCTTCGTCTCTGTAGGGTTCTTCATCTCCTCCTCTTTCACAATAGACTTCACATTCAATAATACGTTCAGTCCCATCTTTGTCAACACATAAGTAAGTCATATTATTTCCCTTTCTCTATCTTTTCTCTAAATGTTCTCAACTGGTCTACAGTCGGGTAAAACGTAGGATTCTCCCAGTTCCTTGAAATCACCGCTATCATCGAATCAAGGTATTTTCCGCAATCGAGAATCTTTGCGCATTTATCTAGCTGGAATTCCCCGGACGGGTATCTCTTATTATTGAGCGTTTCTTTAGCCCAAGTTAGCAACTCGTTTATTGAGTCGTAGTCGTATTTCTTTTCTTCTGCCATAATGTTAGTCGGTTATTACAAGCTTTATACCTAAAAAATCAAATATCTTCTCTATTTTCTCTTGCCCCAAATTAAGTTTACCGTTTAAAAAAAGAGACATGGTACTTCTAGCCACCCCGATATGTTCCGCAAGGGTTATCGCTTTTACCTTGCGGATTTTCATTGCCTTTTTTATTGTTTCCCGTATCATATTCTTCTTTTTTGTTACGCAGGGCTTTCGCCCTGCTTGCTTAAACTTATGCTGCCATTAAATCACTCATGTATCTTTCGTATTCGTTGTATGTCTTTAGGCTCATTTCATAAAGTTCGAACTTACCATCATTCTCTTTACATATATAATCTACAAGGATACCAGAGCTTTTTGTCATGAATAAGAAACCATCTATACCAGAAACTTTGATTGCTTTAGGAGTGTCTTTTGAAGGTAAACCGTATTGACCGCGGATAACTTCTTGAACTTCATCTATTCTGTTGTAAGTGTAATACAATGAATAATTTTCTGTTGATAATCCTTTGATGAATTTTGCTTTGTTAGAATCTATTGTTTTCATAATTTTTATTTTTAGTTGTTATTACTTTATTTCCTTTTTGATGTTACAAAGATACAAAAAGTTTATGTAATACCAAACATTCAAGAGGAAAAGTTTATGAAATAACAAACATTTAACATTTGATTGTAAAAAATCCCCGACTACATAGCCAGGGACAAACACAAAGATATAACCCTTGCAATAATCGCAAGAGGAATCAGCCAGTACAACCACCTTTCTAGGCGTTCCATAGCATCACCAGCAGAAGCCGGCAGAAATCCGAGTGATACCGGTCGTCGGCCTGCTCAAGCAATATATCAAGCTTACTTCTTTGCATCTCTCATCATTTTACGTCTTTGTTGCCGGGTAAGTCCAACGTTCTTTGCAACTCCGGTCAGGATCGCTTTCTCATCATCGGACATCATATCTATGACTTCCTTTTTAGATTTGCCGGACAATATGGCTTTCAATATCTTATGCATGGCATTTACATTTTTTGGTAATCATCTGTCTGTGTTCATTGCAATCACAAATGAACATCTGGACATCTTCGGTTAGCATCTGTGCGATGTCACCTGAAAGATATGCTATCTCTTCGCCCCAGGGATTGATCCGGAAAGCCTTAGCGATATGTGCTTCCAGGTGCTTTCTTTCATGGTCGAAAGAATTAAGGAATTCAGAAGGTGAAGAGGTAAGCCCTATGACCATGACTGTTTCCCTCCTGCCATAGTTTGAGTAAGTCAGCCCTGTATCCAGCTTACAGGCATTCAAATTCTGGTAGGATTCAAGGAGAATATCTTCCGGACAATCAATGCTTTCGAGTGCGTCCATTATTATATCTGTCCAATAGCAGGTTACAGCATAGAATATATGAACCACCCAATCGTATTTTCGTATATGTATTCTCCTTGTAATCATTCTATAACATGTCTTCCCAGATTATGGGAGTGTCGCTACCGATCGTATCGGCATAATACCGGCTGAATGTTTTTCCTTCCGGTGCATCTTCATCATCAATGTAATCCCTGACAAACATAGCAAGATACTGCTGGTTGGGAATTGAGGACCCGAAGTAATCCGCAATAGCCATATTGCAGACATACACAGCATCATACCCTTTGTCTTTTTTCAGTTCGATATTGAACTGCTTCAACAGCGCATCCAGTTTTTCCTTTGTATAGGTAGAAATTTTTGCGCCATTCCTGTCCCTCATATTAGACACGGCGAACTCGCACATTTTTTTAGAAAAGTGCCAGCCATAGTTTGAGAGATATTCTTTCATTCCCTCCGGCAAGCGTTCATAGACATCCATTCGGCTCATATATATAGTTTTTATTGTATTCAACTTAAAGAAGGGGAACAGTGTCCCCTTCGTGGATTATCTCCGGTATCTGGAATAAGGACCGGTTCCTCTGACACCACGTCTTTCACCATATCCACCATCTCCGTAACCACCGTCTCCGTAGTCTCCCATGCGACCGTCGTTATAACGCTCGCCATATCCGCCACGCATTTCACTCATGGCCTTTTCATAGCCATCACGACAACCTTCTTTATATGCACGCTCAACTTCACGTTCCATATCTTCGTTGTCACCAAAGCTCCGGCCTTCGCCGATTACTCTCCATCCCATCTTATTTATCTTTTTTTACGTTGTTAGTACTACTGCTCATTGACTGCATAAAGAGCGTCTTTATGTCTTCCAGTGTCGGCATATCTTTCTTTAATTGATAGATTTCATTCTGAAGATCTGTAATCTTTTTCTCCTGTGCCTTACTTTGGGCTACGCCTGGATCAATCTGCTCAAGGATGGATTCACACGCTGTAATAGTATTACGGTGTTTGTCCACATTCTGAATCGCATCAAGGCTTTTTCTATAAATACCTTCAACCACCGTTTTCAATGAACTTTGAGAACAGGATACAGTCATCCCGGCATGTGTGGCAACATCGGACATATAAGGAATACCCTTAAATATCTGATTATTTCCATTTACCTGGACCGTCATATCAACAACCTGGAACATAGGATTAAATTGCTGTCCCGGTTGTGGTTGCGGTGTATAAGGGAGGCTCATTTCAGAGAGAACGCCCTGAAAGTATACCGGTATATTGGTAGAATCTACTATATGCACTAACGCACCTTTATTTAAATCTTTGAACATAATTACTTCTCTTTTGAGAAAGCAGGGGAATCTCCCCTACTTTCAGTTTTTACTTGCTTTTTGCGGCACTCTCCGAAGCTGCAGAAGCAGCAGTCGGCGACGCTTTATATCCTCCACTTACAAGGAATACCTCGTTTGTATACTTGTTATAATGGATTTCATAGATTCCTGTACCTGACAGATTTTCAACCAGCAAAGGTTTGTTATCATAAGTCATTACAGGTCTTGTATCACCATTGGTCCCAAGAAGTATTGGTAAAGTACCGGTTGTACCGGCCGGAATTGACTGGCGAAGATTGACATAAAATCCGCCAACATAATCCCGGTTACGGAAGGCATGGTTAGGAAGTTCAAGAACTACATTTTCCGTACCAACCGTTACGCCTACCGTCGGAAGGGTATTGCTATTGTTCCTTCCGAGTGTCGGGAAAAAGAAAGGGAAACCTGTAAAAAAGTTAGGCCACATAATTACCTCCTTTCTTACTTTTAACCCCAGTAGTTGTTACAACCGCATCCGCTACGTCCATTGAAAACAGTATCACCCGCATAAGCTCCGAAAGCGGCAGCACGTGCTATTTCCGGATTAAACGCCTGCAATTGAGGATAAGGAACAGCAACAGTCGGAGGCATCTTACACTTGATTGCGTCAACTTCGCTTTGCAAGTTGTTAAGAGCACCGGCGATAGGAGCTGTATTTGCCTGGATTGTCGCAGAGATGTAAGCGTTTTGGTTGGCCTGTGAAATCTGTCCTTTAAGAGCCAGGTTTTCAGCAGTCAGGCGATCCATCTTGTCAGCTTGATACAATGACTGGAAGTCATTCAGCTTGTTCAGGATTGCTTGAGTATTTGCCAGGTTACCGTCACGCAGATTCATTGTGTTTTGAGTCATTGTGTTGGTAAGGATATTCATATCCTGACAATTCTGCAGACGAGTTTCCGCACCCTGTCTTTCGATAGCCGTACGAACATCGCAGCAGCAGCTTGCAATCTGTTGGCCAATTGACGCCCCCATGCTCTGAACGGAGTTAATAATCTGTTGTGAAGACATACCGATCTGACCACCGATCTTGTCGATTGCACCCTGCACATTACACAATGCGCCTTGTAACTGTTGAGTAGAACAGTTCAAAGAACTAGCCAATTGGTTGATGGCAGTCCCGTTACCTTGAATAGCTGACATAAGCAGTTCACGTCCGGCGTCATTATTCAATTCTGAAGGAAGTCCGCCGCCGTTACGGTTGTTGCCAAATCCATTTCCACCCCACAACCAGAACAATACAATAATCCACAACCACCAACAGCCACCGCCGCCCCAAGCATCCTGATTTTTGTTTCCATTCATCAGAGCTGCCACGAGGTTAGGATCAAGCCCATTTCCCTTCATCATTCCGGGAATCATAGCGAGGATTGAGTTTAGTCCACCACCAGAGGCTCCAGCTTCAGGAGTGAACACGAAAGTTTTATCACTCATATTTCTTATATTTTGTTATGACGGTCAATATTAACCGCATCACAAAAGTATATAATAGACGCATCCTAAGTCAGCACTCATTTTCAAGCAATTTGCGAATATTTTGCAGATATATTGCAATCATTAAGTGAATCTTAAACTTTTCATACCGGAAACGGTCTGTGAAGATAGTTAGTCCGGTAATTACCACATAAATAAGTTATAACTCACTCCGGCTCCTACGTACCAACCACCCGGATAACTATATCCTGCCTGCAAGCCTAATCCCCATCGTTTCTTTTTCTGTAAAGGTGGAAAAGTAATAATTTTATTATCCCTGTATATTTCCATAGAATCAAGACTGGGTTTATATCCACTGACTACCGCCCGGTAATCATCGGTCTTATATTCCTTGCTTGTAATCGGTATTAGTACCGGAATCGAATCGCCTTCTACGGTTCTATCAGTGGTAGTATCTATCAGGATCGGTAGATATACCGTATCGGTACGTTTTAGAGTTTCCCTTACCGGTTTGGGTATTGTGTCTCTTATTGTGTCTCGGATACGTACAGTATCTCCTTTAATGTAGACCGTTGACGGATCGTGAGGATTACACTGCATCCACACGATCACGCCAAGCAACAGGCAGACTAGTATCCAAGGGAGGGTTTTCATAGAATACTATCATTTGAAGACCACTCCGGACTTGCCAGCAAAGTATTCAATTCCTCGCCTTCGTATACCGGATAAGGGTAAACCGGCTCTTGCGGAGTCTCCTCTTCGTCCAATAACGGCAAAGTCATGATACTTGGGAACAACTTTTCATAGTGATCCAATTTCATAATCACCTGTGTACCGTCAACGCTCTTTCTCGGAACCAAGTGCAGTTCATCGAGTACCTCCTGCGGTATCTCGTTCAAATTCGCTGTGGGAAATGTAATGTATTTCATAAGATTTGTTTTAATTGTTTCAATTATACATTATCTAATCCTATTAAAGACACCTCTTTAAAAGCATCTCCGTTATTACGAATGATCCAATCAATATATGTGTTTATTGCGTATGCGCAATATTGATAACCCATAGCAGAGCCATGAGAATTTAACACATATTGTCCCGACCAAGAAATTGGATAGTATGTATCCAGATCAATCAAATAAACATCTCCTTCATAGATAGCATTCATTGCTGAAACAAGACTTCTTATTGCAGTGGCATACTCTGCATAATAGGTTCCCAACGGTGTAACACAAAAGATTTTCGCTTTCGGTTGTACCGATTTTAGGCGTTGAATTATTCCCGCATAATAACCTATAAATGTTTCTGCATTATTATTGTAATCTGTTGAGTCAATATCCGTATCAACGCTACCTATGGAATATGACTGGCTTTTATCATTTACTCCTAATGCTATAATATAGCCTTGTTTTAAATGTTCCGATTGTTGAGCCAATGACCAGCCGCCACCTCCTGGACCGCCTTCATAGGATTCATCCCTAACTACTCCTGCTTCTATCCATCCTTTTGTCGTTTGACCGCCATTAGAAAAATTGTAACCATCCGCACCGATCATTTTGCAAAATCTTTGTCCCCAAGAGTAAGCGTACATATCTACATATCGATTATGTTCTCCATTAACGAAAATATCCATTTCCCCACTTGCATAGCTGTCTCCGATAATACCCCATGAATGAATTATCGAACCATAACCTGCGTCACGGATAATATTAGCTAATGGATTATCCTTTAAAGCTATTAAGTGAGTGGATTCTTCAATATTATACTCGTTTTGGGATAGAATATTTAGCAAATCCTCTATTAGTTTAGAACTTACGATTGAAAAACTTGATAATTGTTTGGTCTGGCATGATATTTCGATATAACAATCCTCATTGATGATACTGAAGTAATCCTGAACACCGTCTTTACCACGGACGAAAGTTGATATATAATTACCTTCAGCATCCACTTTTGAGACAAGAGACACCAATGAAGATACATCAATTTGTTTACCCAATATTACAGTACCTTTAGGAACAAGTATAGGGTTAGTGTATAGATAACCGGCAAGCGCAAAAGTTCTACCATCGTAAAATCGATAATATCCTGAAGTAACACTTTCGGAATCAACAGAGACTGCATTGGGAATGGTTAATGACTCAATTATATTTAGAGAATTACCTAATTTATCATTATTCCTATCGATAGCCTGTGCATACTCAAGCCAAGCTTTTTCGGTAGTTCCGATTTCCTGTATCTTTTCTAAATTTTCCATATCATTCGTTTTTAATTAATGTTTCATTTGAAATTAAAGTCTCGTTATTCAGCATTGTCAAGTAGCTGGAGATAACAAGGTTTATCTTTTGAGGGGATTTGACTATCTTTCCCGTAATCTCGTAAACGCCATTATCACCAGATATGGATATGTCGCTGATAGCATTGCACGACACCTCCATTAGCTTATCAGAGGTATTTGGCAACGTTACAGTGATGGTAACCATGCTATCTACAGAGATATATTCTCCGGGATTAACAGAATAGGAAATGGAAGAATAAGGTAGATTACTCTTCACTATCGGTCTGAACTCCACCATATCCGGATACAGCGTACCCAGCTTGTGCTTCTTCAACTGGCGCTCTATCAAGAACTCGGACATACTATAGGGGAAGGACATGAGAGAGTAGATGGCTCCGCAAAAATAACGACTATCTACTTCACAAACTTTTCCAAGAACCATAAAATCATTATCTTCTGCTGTACCAATACTTAAGGTTTTAGTATTATAATACTTACTTTGATAACGAATAATTCTTGTTATATCGTCGGATATATTACCATTAGCTTCTCCAAATGTATAACACGCTTTACCTCCGTCTTGGTTTTCTAAATTAAAAATAAAAGAACCATCTCCAACTTTAGAAGATTTAGAAAGAATAGATGCTCGACCTCCTGTAATTGGTTCTAAATAAAATCTTTCATAATCAGCAATAACAGTATAATCCTTGTAAATCGGCATCCCTGTCACCTTACCGAAGTCATTTACTCCGTCAAGGCAGAGAGCATCTGCGTGGGAGGGAATCTGGGTGATGGTTATATCACAAGAAGCATTATAAACGTTCTCTCCACCAAAACGTATATCTATACTTGTAGTATCATCGGGTGGAGTCATAGTGTATATACCATCTTCCTTTATTGAATGAAAATCAATAGTGTTTGCTCTATTTACTCTAATCTCTATTGACAAGCCATAACTCTTATAAAGATCTGTTATTCCTTTAAAGTTAGCCGAATAAGTACCATTGATAGAATCATAATAAACAATACGAGCGTATTTATTCCCTTGTGTAACATTAACCTTCCAGTTAGGATAATTATACTTACCTATACCACTATCCCCGTCCCAAACTAGATTGTTCAACTGAATATACCTACCGTTACCGGAAAAGTCAATCAGCTTATCGCCAAACTCTGCGTGGTTCTCGTTGGTGATTCCCTGCTTGATAGTATTACACAGTATATCAGGGTTAAGAGTTCTATCCAAGTTGAAGTAGGCGATTACTTGGTTGATTTGGTCGGTAGTCAGTACCTTGTTGGCGATGATTGTCCAGTACCAAGCGACAGAGCTAAAATCGCCAGTATTATTACCGTCATTATACGAATATCCTTGAACGCTAAAATTACCATTGATTATGGAGTCTCTATTGTCGCCATTAGACGTATAATCATTCTTATCACCTAATATATTATTTACAACTGACAAACCCTTTAAGTCAGAAGAAGTATATCCATATATTCCAGTCTTGTCGTAGTTATTCACGATATTACGGAAATAGCCATTGGCACTACCTCTTATATAATTGGTAAAAGATACATTATTAGCTGAATCTTTAACTTGATGAACCATGGACACGATTGTTAGTTCATTGCTTCCTCCCAGCATCTCCTGTACGGTCTTGGTGGAAGTAATCAGGTCGTCAACTCCGTCGGTGACGAAGGCGCCTTCATATTCAGGAAGAACTTTAATAGTAATATCACTTAAAAAATTGGTAACTCCTTCTTCAATTGGACTTATTGAAAAACCTACCACAGCATCATTAATCAAAGCCTCTGTCGGAAGGAATGATTTGGGTAGTTCATGAGTACCATTCTCAAGATATAGATTTGTTTCCTTAGTCGCATCGCTTGTTGCTAAATACTTATATATAAATTTAGACCTACCTTCTAACCCTTTAATTTCAATCTTAAAAGGAGGTATTTCTTTTATATTTTGAAGATTACCATTATATTTAACATAAGAATATAATAAAGCTAAACCTCCCTTTAGAACATTAGTAATATGAATGGTATTACTAGTAATACTAGTAACATATCCGTTAGATTCATTCGCCCAAGTTTTATTAGCACCAAACACAACAGGATATCCATTATAGCCTGACATGCCTTCGTAAGCCGCATTGCTAATCACAAACGGATTGTCAGGGTCTACCAAGTTCTTGACAACAGCCCTGTCCGGATCGTCGTTGCTCTTACCGTAGCAGATGCAGACGGCTTTCAAGGAGGCTAAGACTTCCGGGTCGATGTAAGGACGGTTGGTACCGGAAGCTGCTCCCGGAACTCCCAACTTAATCGCATTGATGCGGATAGGATCAAGCCCTATCCGGTCAAGCCTAATCGGATTTAATCCTATCGCTCCCATTATTCTTCTGATTCAAAGTATTGAGCCTTGGTTGGCTGCGTTTCACATTCAACCTTGATATATTGTCCGGGTATAAGACCGACAACTGGACGGGCGAAATTCAAAGTAGTGAAATTCCTAGTCTCTACAACGGAGTATTTTTCTCCGTCATAGCTTATATAAACAGCCAGTTTCCCGGATTCTTTAAACTCTAGCTGAAGCCCAATGGTTTCTGAATTTACCTGTATGGGATCGCTTAGGTAACGTTTTTCTGCGATCTGGCTAAATGTAATATCTGTTGATTTCATGATTGTTCCTCCTATTGATTAAAGTTTATAATAAATCCCATCCGGCTTCTATGTCAGCCATAACAGCCGGAACTCCATTCTCAACACGTGAGATGGCAGCAGCAAAAGCGCACATGGTTGCTTTGTCGTTGATGTCCGGAACGTATGTGTTCGGGACTTGCATTTCGCTACATACACGGCTGATATATCCGGCTGTATTGTTCTCGTTCTCCGGTGCCCACCGCTTGATGAAGTCGGCAATCGTCTTACAGCCGTGTCTTTTACGGTAGTTTTGCAAGGTTCGGATAAGGGCACGGTAACCCCATTTCATTTCCGTAAACTGGAAGAACGATTTGTCCTCCTGCTTTTCTCTCAATCCCTGCCATTTATCTTTTGTGATCCGAATGTTACCCGGATTATTGTTTCTCAAACCTCTTGGTAAACTCATGTTTATTTCCTCCTATAATATCAATGTTAATACTCCCAACGCCAGACCTAAGCAATCACAGATGATGTCTTTAATTGAGAACTCTGTTTTCTTGCAGTACTTGTCGTATACTTCCTTCAGGACAAAGATCACGACGGTTATAATGATTGCTAACCATAGTGGCGTATATTTCGATAGCCACATTACCAAGTTCTGGCACACTATAATGTGTGCCATTCCGTCTATGCCGATCTTGGATAGAAGCTTACTGGCTAATGCGCTGATTTTATTTATCTGATTCATGTATTTCCTCTTTTTCGATTATATCCTTCACATCTTCCTTATCAACCTTAAACACCTTCTTATCAAACACACCCAAAGCCCCGATAAGATTGATGTTAATCCCCTTTGGCTTCAGTATATTCCCGACTATCGAGCATCCCTCTATGAAACATACCAATAAGCAAGAATACACATCTATAGGATATTCATTGTGGCTTGCCACGCTAATCATGCAGACCATGCAGACGAAAGCAAAGTAAGTGACCATCTTTCCCATAGTAGCGCGGATCGCACGTGAGAATCTGACCTTTTCACCCATTAGCATACTTTTCCTGACTCCGAATAGGAGATCACAGAGGATTACAGCACATGAGACAATCAGCCACGGAATCATATTTTGCAATGATTCGGCAACAAATGCAGTGGCTATTGCGGCAAATCCTCCGGTTGTGGTGTGTACTATTGCTTCTTTCATACGATACAGGTTAGATAAACGGTTAACAACGAAATTACCTCTATCCAGAACATCGGCTTTCTCTTTATGAAGTCAGAGATGAAATTGCCTGTCCAGTGCTCACTCATGGAGATAACCATGTACGCGATAAATCCAGTCCATAACAGTAACCAGTACCAACTATTACAACCTACCCATATCTGGGAGAAGATCAACGACATGGCGGCACCGATACAATGGGCGGTTTTCTGGCTTCCTTTGAAATTAGGAGATACACCAAGTATAGCCATCCCGACAACCGAAAGGAATACAAGAAACCAGCTGTTTTCCGTGCTTGCTTCAAATGCTGCCGGAAGAAGCAATGCACCGGAGCCGATCATGCACAAACCGAACCAAAACTTATGCGTCAGGGCATAGTAGGTGTCACTGATAGAATACGGGATTTCCTTCATTTTCTTTATCATTGCAAAAACGTAACCGGCAATGAGGATGAACGACATTAATACTAGTAGAATCATAGCTTTATCTGTTTATAGTTTATAATACAAAATTGAGTTTCTCCGGATAACCGGTTTTATAATTATAGGAATTAACCTCTTCTTTGCTAAACAAATTTTTCACGGCTGCAATATGAGCCTGTGTAGTATTGTAGCAATCAAGAGCATACAATTCTAATTGGTCAAGCATATTTAAAGCGTCATTTACGGGAATTACATACTTCTCCGCATTGTACCACAAAGTAGTATATACCCGGCCCGCTTCTTTTTCTATGTTTATTGAGTTGACTAATCCTACACGGGTGTCTTTATCCAGCCATATTTGTTTTCCGTCCAGCGTCAAGGAGTTTACAGCATCCGACTTGTCGTAAGCATTGATCTCTGCGATCTTCATCTCTTTCAATTCATCAATAGTGTACTCATGCTCAACCAATACTGGGTAACCGCTTTCGTTCTCCTTGATTTCTTTTCCGGATGATTGACCGTCAAGCAATTCCTGCCAGTACTCCACCGATATTTCTATTGCTCCTTCTTGTGGCTCATCGTAAAACCCTTCTTTCCAATACATTTTTCCCATAACATTTTCTCCTTATTTCCATCTACCAATTGCCATCCAATCCCATGATTCTTGCGATAATCCAGTAGTACCACCACTTGCATAATTTCTATTTAAATAGAATCTACTAACGGTCTTATTTGTTGCTAAAGGAGAAGCTGAATATATCGCAGAGTCACTGCTAGGTTTGTATACAGTTGCAAATATTCTATATTCAGTATTATAAAAAGATGTAGGCATTGTCACACTATACGAAGCTGTAGACGAACCTCCAACTCTTCCCCATTGTACAAGCAATCCATTATTGAACTTGGCATAACCGTTCTGATTGAGATTTACTGTCATTGCGTTAGATAGATCAGCTTTAGCCAAGTTAGGTATCATTGCCAATAGTTCTTCAATCCTAGCTCCCGAATATTGACTGTTATAATCACTCATAGAACTTACTCTTTATAACGTTAAACGTACTACCGTCAGACAGTAGAAACCGTCCTTCGGTCACTGCAAATGCCTGTCTTTTCCCTTCTTGAGATACCGTAGTAGAAACGGAAACCTGATTATTGCCCTTAGTAGTCGAAAACACGACAGTTTGTTGCCTGTCCAGTCCTTCATTGGCAACATCGCTCATTACGCTTGCGGCTCCATTAGGGCCGGGCGTAATGACAATGCTTCCTTCTCCTTCCTTCCAAGGTACAAGTATATCCATTATGCGGCAGTCCAAGAAGTGTTAGACGTAACAGTAACGGAAACAGCTGAACCGTTTTGAGGAATTGTAATTTCTATTGGGGAAACGGATAGTTTTGCGTCTCCTGCTGCTTGTTTGATTGCAATCTGTACAGCCTGACCACCGTTTGCGGTTACTTTTAATGTTCTTACAATTTCTTCAATGGTTTCATTTGCCGGAAACTCAAGTTCTATGGAGAATGGAAATTCTGCTGTAGCACCTGGGTCACCTGTGATGCTAGCCGCATTATCTGTCTGTGTTCCATTCGCACTATATTTCGCTGGAATGGTAACATCTGATACGCTACCCGCCCATGCAAAGGTCAGCTTTTGAGAATTAGTCTTACCTTCAACGGTGACGGTTCCGGCAGCTTTGGGCGCTGACATTTCCGCTCCGTTATCAAAAGATGCAAACTCGGATTTAGGAGTTTGAGTTACTTTATAAGTTGCAGGAGTAGATACTCCGACACCCGTTATTGTCACCGTACCGGTTCTAGCTGTACGACCTGTATGAGCACTTGCACTGTTTGCAATTGTCCCATTTCCGCTTCCAGTTGAAGGGTTTAAATTTAACCAACTAGGCTTTGCCATAATTCAAATCATTAAGTAATTAAACAATAAAATTTTATTCTTTTGTTGCTGTGGTCCATACCACATTTGACAATACATCTACGTTATCTTCAAAGTTATTGGAGGGCATCAGCCAGATGTAATCAGGCTCTACTCTCAAATAAGCATCTTTGCCAACATCACAGACAACCCCTACCGACACTTTAATTGAATGGCTGGGATTTACAGAGATATTTATCCCAGACAAAGGAGATGTGCTCACCTTTATTCCTTTCGAGGCTTCTATGTTAACCCGTATGCATCCCATATTACACGATTCTTATTCCGGTTGCCGACTTGTCTACCTCCGGTCTTATTCCTCCTTCATAATCCGTGTCAGGGAGATAAGCCGTGGTTTCTATCCAAATTTCTCCCCTCCCTATGATGTTGGTATCAAGGAAACAAGTGTAGCTGTTCTCATCATTACGTACCATTTCCGACTTCTTGATCGTCTGGGAATTGAGAGTTACAGAGAACTTGCATTCGAAATCTATGTCATCCATTGTCAAGCCCGAAGGTAGTTCAATAGATACTGCTAATTTTATGATTGTTCCTTTTGCTACCATTGTTTTCAACTTATTTATTCTTCTTGTGATAGAGCATTGCTGACAGCTATTCGATCAATGACACGAGTAAATAACTGCGTATACTTTTTTAGAGATTTAGCTTGTTCAGGGGATATATCAACCTCTCCTTTCCGGTATATATCTTGAGCAAGATTAAATTCTCCAAGATCACCTGTATTTTGATAAATCGCATTTCCGAATGCTTTAGATACATCGACGGTACTCTTGTTCCCTTCGAGATCGGTTAATTCTATTTTTCTGAAATCTATTTTCATAATTATTGCATGATACGTAAATTATTTGCCCGGTTTGGATTTATTTTATCAGTATTTATTTCTGCTGTTATGAAAATCTTAAACCTGTATGGCTCAAGAGTGAAAACTGCTGAATCTTGAAACGTTACCATAATTCTTTTTGGATATCCGGATGTATTCATAATAGTTAGCATCTTGCGTTGTGGAGAGTCACAAACATATAGTACATAATTCCCTGTTCCACCTAGAGATATACAATCAATTGGCTGACCTGATTCTGCATATTTATGATATGTAGTGTCTGTTCCATAGTTATATATATGTGCAAAGAAATCACTAGTCGAAGATGATTCAAAAGAGAGATGAGTCATCGTTCGATGTCCAAATTCGCCACGACACCATAGGTCAGAAGTTAGAAAACAATAACTTCTTTCGGTTCCGTCCTCTTCCTTATAAGTACCTTGATGTTGTATATCTCCCTCAAAGTACATTTTCCCCTCACTTGCACTAAAACCTATTGCACATTTTTCTACCTCTTTTTCGTTTTCAATCTCAACTCCTACAAGTCTTTTAAAAGAACCTGTTGCACCTTTAAGATGTGTTACTTCAAGAGTTTCAACATCAATAAACTTTGTCTTTATCTTGCCAGCCTCGATAAATGTCTCTCCGCCTACTGTTATTCCACCGGTTTCAGGTAGGGCTATTTGACCTCCTTTTGTCAATTCAACGGTTGTTACATTATGCTTGATAGCTCCCCCCGTAATCATCCAACCCTCTGTTTTCTCAAGGTTCCCCACGAATATCCCAGAAGTTCCTAATACATCAATCGTCGCATTTTGCGCAAGAAGGACGTTTGTTGCTATGTTCTCGAACTCGCTGAACTCTTCCCACTTTGTTGAGTCAAAAGAGGAAGTAGACGTATGCGTGATCTTACAAAGTTTGTTCTGACCGTCATATATTACTGTATCTATGAATGTCTCATTGTTATAATACTCGGTATTGGCTTTCCATACTCCACGGGGACGGAGCATTGCACCGGGTAACCCTGTATCTCCTTTGTCTCCTTTATCACCTTTGTCACCCTTATCACCTTTAATTTTACTCCACTTATATTTTGAAAATACGGTGCTGTCTGCCTCTGTAAAATCCACATATTGACCGATCCATGCTCCGGGAGTCTCACCGTTGTTAGCTGTGAAGCTACTACCATCGTCAGAATATTTAATATGGAGATAGCTGGTTTGCCCGTTCTCTCCATCTATACCGGGTATACCCTGCTCGCCTCTTTCTCCCTGCGCACCTTCAAATCTAGCCCATGTATATGATGTATATGAAGTCGGAGCCGTAGGGCTTGTAGTAACAGCGGTACCGATATAAGTATTGGGAGTATCTGTCATCGGATCACCGTTAGAGTTTGCCGAGTACTTGACATGAAAATATGAAGAAGTACCCGGAATACCCTGTGAACCGGTAGGCCCCGTTTCTCCCTGTGGTCCGGTAGCTCCTTGAGGACCTTGTTCCCCTTGCTCACCCTTTATCTTAGACCATTTGTAATCAGAGAATACATTACTGTCATTTTTCTCAAAGTCGGTATACTGTCCAATCCATTCCCCTGGAGTTTCCCCATTATTATCTGTAAACGTTTGGCCGTCATTTGAATACTTAATATGCAAGTATGAAGTCTTTCCATCTTCGCCATTAATACCGGGAATCCCTTGCTCACCTGTTGCACCCTGTAATCCTTCAAATCTGGCCCATGTATACTTGGATGGATCATTACTATCCTCCTTAGTAAAGTCTACATAAGTACCGATGAACACATCTGGCGTTTCTGTCATTTGGGAAGCTGTAGGGTTCTGGACGGGAGAATATTTAATATGAAAATATGATGTTAGTCCATTTTCTCCATCTTTGCCGGGTATTCCATCCTGTCCGGCTGGTCCTTGCAAACCTTGTAATCCCTGTGGACCACGCTCTCCCTGCGGTCCTTGAGGACCTTCAGGACCGACTGGACCTTGTGCTCCCTGCTCTCCTTTGGAAGTATACTTCAACCAGTCAGTAGAAGAATCTGACGGCTCCTGCGTAGTCGTAGATTCAATGCAAATCCATGTGCTGCCATTGTGGGTTACTTCGTCGTAATACCAGTATGTACCCGCTTTCCATTCACCTTTGAAAGCCGGAACCGGTACTTCCGTCACACCGTCATTTGAAATCTGCTTGATCGTACCGGTCATGTAGATTCTGTTAAGATATGCACTATGCCCAGTCATATCCATTCCAAACAGTTTCAGGTTAGACAAATCTCCCAACTGCATGGCAATCATATCCTTTGTGATCTCCCAGTTATTTACACCCTTAAGGAAGCGGATATAATTCTGCGTGGAATAGCTGGACTTCTGGCGTTCCGCATTGGTAAAGTTACCGTAGCAAACAAAGTGCATCGCCTTTTGAGGATGGTAAGTATATCCGCTGCGGAGAACATATTTAAAAGAACCATTATCCAGCTTTTCGGTGATCCGGAAATAGGTTGTCTGAAAGCCTGTGTCATTGTTAAAGTTAGCCTTGCAAATATCATCCACTTCAACAGCTGCAACCTCGCCCGGTTCAAGCTTCAGGTAAACGATACGGTTCTCTTCATCCACTGATTCGATTATACCGCCTCCGGGAGCGTTCCATTCCTCACCCGTGATAACTGATACCCGGTTATATCGCAGTTCCGGCACTTCAAGGAAATCACGTAGGCGCAACGACTTCGCATCTATATCACCGGAAGATGTTATCAGCCAGCCAAGTAAGTTCTTAACATATTCTTCAGATGAAATTTCTTTAGAGAAAGTTGCATATTCAGCTATTATTTTTTGAATAACAGCCTTTGTTTTAACGTCAATACCAGCAAGGAAAGTTATATTTCCTTTAGCTTCATCGTTTTTTATTTTACTGATATATTTACCGTCAGACTCTTCTCCTGTATTTATAGGAGATAGTTTATAATGCTTTCTTCCATCCGTGTCTGGAATTTCAGTATCTATCAGTAATTTATATATTCCTTCGTCTACTTCTACGGAAATAATCTGTCCTGGATAAGGAAAATATTCTTCAGCATCTGTATTACGAGCGTAAGATGTAGCATCCTCCAAAGTTTTGAAAGTTGCAGTAGAATCAATAGGTCTTCCTGTTGTTCTTTTATATTGTAATGCAAAACTACTTCCGTTTATTTTTACCATAGTCGTTATTCTGTTTTAAAGGTAAACGTATCAGCATCATTCAATCCCGGTGTTTGAACGATCCACATCTTATAATTAATGGCGGCACTTCCATTGGCTCCTTCTACGGAAATATCCACTGGACCAGTAGTAATACCCGTATCTTCAATGAAGTTCCCTGGGTAAGCGGTCAATGTCAATTCCTTTATCACATCAGCCGGAATACATACAGCAACCATCTTCCACTTATCAACAGAGAATTTGTAAGTTCCGCTCCCATTATAAAGCCCGTTAGATGGCAAGGAACGCACTTCGGCAGATGATACGGGAATTGAATTACATATTCCTGCAAACCATTTTCGATGAACATTTACACTAATTCTATCCGTTAAAGTTATTCCAGGTATAGTCCCATCTTCACTTGCTGCGTATACAACCGTTGCTGTATATGTCTCATTTTTAGTATACTGCCCGGTTAATGTTCTTGTGGCTGTCTGAACTCCATTAGATTCAGGAGAAAACTCCATTTTGTTATCTTCGTTTCCGTCATAATAAGCCTTTGTTATTTCTCCTTGACTTCCTCTATTTGAAGTATAAGTAATTAACCCTTTGGCTGTCCCAAATTCAACGTCATTTGGAGTAGAGATACGTCCTGTCAAAGAAGCATTATTTATACCACTAAATATTGAAATAAAGATTTCTTCATAAGACATACCTTTATGAAGAGTTTTCCCCGGCTTGACAAAACCCACTTGTGGAGAAGTTACTATGAGGTCCTTGCTTAATGAAGAAGAACCTCCTATTTCTTTTACATTTCCTTTATTGGTTTGAATAACAATTCTTGGTGAAGAATCCTCATCATGTATGTACACCTCTCCTCTGTTTAATCCTTCAAGAGAATGATCTTCCTCTGAAGATGGATTATCTACAACTGCAGGGGGATAAATAGGAGCACCTTTCTCATCTACATCACTACCATGCCATAATATTTTGGATATATGCTTCTTCATTATACTTCAATCTTGTTAGTATTAATAAAAGCGACTTTAGCTTCATCATATTGAAGCATCTCACCATTTTTAGGATTGTCTACATTGAATCCAACTAAATTTATAGCAGAAGCCCGCCCTGGTATTCCGCCTATTCCGGAAATATCATTTATAACTGGCTCTAATGCGATTGACATGGAAAACATCTGACCATCTTCTGAAATAGGAGATATTTCTGGAGTGGAATTTCCGGAGCGCACATATCCCCTTCCATTAACCTTAAAATCAGAGACACATAGGATTTTATTGATAAACTGCGCAAACCAGTACGGGATTCCTGATGCGTTTCCACATGTTAAAGAAAACGTATCGTATGGAATAGAATATAGTTCTATAATTTCCTGCTTTTGGTTTCGGAATTGTTCATTTTCAACCTGTGGGGAATATCCTGCAGGTTTAAATCCGGCTTCTAGTCTGAAATTGAATATCTGCTGTTCATCATCAATCCAAAAAATATTATCAAATGGAGAATTATTATCTTTATGAGAATACGAAATAAGTGATGTTTCTTCGAGTAAAAGGCTGTCAGAGCAAACCGCAAACGGCTCACTCAAAACTCGAAAATCTCCGGAAGAGTCTGCTACTTCTATTTCATATACGGAGTCTGACAGATCCGTAATATTATAATAGTACATTTTTGCACTATCATTAATTTCATATTCCAGTAGATAAATACTAGTCTGTACCTTAGATATTAAATCATGAAGGTAAGCTCTTACAGTATGGGAAGGGTCATTTGAAAAGATTTGTATCAAGATGCTATCATTTGCGTGGAAACGCTGGATATAGTCTACATCTTGCTGAAATTTGTTCTTTATAGGATCAAAGAACAATGGACATATGTCACCGATTTTAATCATACAGTCTTTTCGTTCTTAAATGGGTAAGGTGCCGCATGACACTTCATCGCAAATATAGTAATTATTATAATAATCACAAAAAATTAATTGATAAAAGATAATGCCACATTTAGCTCCTTCTTTTACCTTATGTTTCTACATTTTTCACAATTAGGCTATAGCTGGTCGCCTGTTCTTTTCCAATATTTATTTTTAATTGCTTAATATACCCAGTTATAGTTTCACCTTTGTTCTCAAATGATATTAAACCTACCAAATCATTAGGAACACCAATATCACTTGTCTCTATTTCTACCTCTGATACCGTAAATAATCTTTCAGGGATTGAGAAATCATCCGTTTCCTTTACTCCGTCTATAGAAACATCACTATTCCCATCGGAAGACGCGAATTTAAGAAGGTTAGTACATGCTCCAATATATTTCTTGTTGGCTTCCAACATGAAGCGTGGGGAGTAATTGAGGTTAAACATTGTGTCCGGACTTAGCAGACCGGAAAGCTGGTCTTCAGTATATGGTCTGTATAAGGGCAAAGGCTGGTCTACCGGCACGGAATCATCACACTCTACGAAGAAAACATCATTGTCACTATCGTTATCCGTTGTATCTTCTCCCCTCTTCTGTACCAGAAACTCTATCCCATAAGCATCGGCACGGTACGGGCTTATCAGAGAAAGAGTATTGTCGGTTAGTTTTAAGCCTGTACTAAATTCATTGGTAAAACGGAACTCGTCACGCCCATTAATTGAATCGTAATCTTGCTTGTCATACCCAACTTTCACAGAGGAATAGATTAAAGAATCGTTCACAGAAAATTCATAGTCGTTTATTTCTGTTCCCAAGTCCTTGACTACCGTTGAACTAAACAGCTTGTCACGGTGCATAAAGGTTACGGTGTTTTCATTTATAACCGGCACATAGCCAAATTCCGCCTCCATCCATTCGCAAAACTTCTTGTAAGAGGTGTATATTTTAGCTTTAGGAAGTCCACGGGCACTTTCAGCAGCCATGATATACGTCCTCTCTAATAGTCGGTTAAACTCAATTGGAGTAATTCCTCCAGATGATGGAAGTGTTACATCAATAACCCCTTCGTGGTCTATCGTGTTTTCTGTCATGCTATCCAATAGCTTGGAAAGGATGGTGTTGGGAGAAATTACGTTAACATCAATAGAGTTTATCCTAGATTTAAAATTTATACTGAATGAAAAATTAGGGAAAGCGATATCGATATTATTACCAACATCCCTACTGAAATATATACGTATTGCAAAAATTAGAGATTCTCCCTTTGCTAAATAAACATTGGATATGACGTCATTTATATATTTATAAAATCCATCACTCTCATAAGATTTAATCTCTGTAACGCTTCCTGCAGAATCTTTTTTAAATATCAATAGAAATATTTTTTCAATTCCTCCAGCGTATGTTGTTACGTAGTAATCAGTCCTAAAATTAATATCAACGTAAATGTCAGATAGGGCTTCTATAAATGGAGAACATTCATTTAAATTCGATAGTTCTGTGAAAGATACGTCGTCAAAACGCAATGGAGAATCCAATTTTGGGAGTTCACTATTTTCTAGTTTGTATAAAGGTATCGAGTAATGGTAAGGACTGCTTGTGGAAGCAAAAGTCTTTTGAATATTTATGTATGCTACTCCATCCGATTCGTAAGATAATCCTCCTAATGTATATTTGCCTTCATACTGAAATTTAAGACCGTCATACTTTAGATTGCTGGTCTGAAGATCAGCTACCAGATATTCATATTGAATGCTCTTCTTCGCCTTAATAATAGCGGCTAGAGTATTATCAATAGCATTAATAGAAACTACAGAACCATCTTCCGAATAAGTAGAGAAATCCAGTGCACACCTGAAAACTTCGTCCCAGTTCCAACTATTGTTTCTTTTATAAAAAACAATGCCGGCTTTAGAGGAAAGGTAGTTTTTATAAAACTCCTCCTTCAAAAGGTCATAGGAACGATTGACAAATTCAAATTGTGTACTAAAAGACCGGATAACCCCATCGTAACTACTTCTTTTGTAAGCCAATTCAAAATCATCCCAATTTTTGAGATCGTCGGTTGCTTCGTAGGATATTCCGTTTATCAATATCTGGCATCTGAAATACATATCTATTTACGTTTTATTGATTTACTCATAGACTTTACATCTTCACACATACGCTTTACCATGAAGGCGTATTCCTTTGCGCTGATCTCATTCTTCCGGATCTGCATCCCGTAATGAGACATAACGGCTACACGTTCACGGACAAAGTAGTTTTTATCCATTTTTGAGGCATTTTCCGGCTTTTCCTTGGCATTTATCCGCTCAAGCATATATTTACTCATAGAAAGGATGGAAGCCGCTTTCTTGCGTATCTTATCGTGTTCGGAAGGGAAATAAGAGAATCCAAACTCTGAAAGAATATGCGCTGCGTCCGCCCAATCCTTGTTTTTAATCATGATCTCAACTCCCTTCATGCACTCAATTTTTATGTGAAGGTTGATGATATTGTTTCTTTGGGACATTTCTGATAGAAAAGAGGCTCCTCCGATTATTTCCATGTATTCGGTGATGAGCTTTTCCGATTGTTCAGAAAGTTCTTCTTCGGAGTGTTCTCCTTCGATAATAAGCTTGCTTTTATCTCCGGTAAATACATCTATGAATGTATCTAGGGGGATTTTGTCTAGGTCGGTGTATAGCATGTTATACTATGGTTTAATTTATACTCAAATTCTATTTGCTAAACGATGATATTCGGAAGCTTTAGCCATCTTGCGGAATGTTCTATTTAACTTAGCTATCCCTTCATTGGTTGCTTCTGTATTCCTTTCAAGTCTACGATAATCGTTATTAATGTTAACAATCACCGGATCACCGTCGTTACTTCTCCTTTGCCTATCCAGCATCAAAGCGTCAGAGTGCAAAGACATCTTGCGATAATCCACCAAATTAGGGATAACTCTTGCTCTCTTTGGAATATCTACCAATGTGGGGACAGATGGAGTGATATAAGCACCGTTATCCGTTTCAATCACTTCCTGTCTGCCTCCATCACCGACAATAGCCAATCCTCCGGGATGGTCTTTGGTTCCCTTTGCATACTTGGGGATAGGTTGGGATGCTATAATAGCAATTTGGGCGGCTCCCATAGCGGCTATAACAGCTGCAAGGATAGGTCCGGCAATAGGTCCGGCCTGCGCAAAGGCTTGCATTATTGCTAGAGAGGTGGCAATAGTGGTTTGAACGATAGAGTTAGCCTTTTGCCACTTGGCCTGCCTTTGCTCCAATTCGGCTTTTTGCTTTTCCAGTTCCTTGTTTTTTTGTGCAGTCCTATCTTCTGCCGCTCTCTTTCTTGCTTCCGCTTCCTCCGTAGAGATAGCCCCATCTTCTGCCAGCTTTTCTATACGTTCTATCTCTTCTTCTCCGGCTTCCTCGTTCTTTTCCTGTTGTTCTTCTATCTTCTCTATTTGTTGGTCGTACATTCCAACCATGATAGAAGTTAGCCCCTCCGATATTGCACTGATACTACCTAATAAATCTTCAATTTCTAGTTTACCATCACGGACAACTTTTGTAATTAGGCTCATTAAACCACTAAACAAAGTACCTAATCCATCTACAGCATTATTGCTGACATATTCCAAATGCTGTAATGAAGCCTCCAACTCTGCCCAATACTTCTTTTCATCTTCTGTTTCTTCATCTCTGGCTTTTTTCTTAGCGTCACGTACTTCATTAGCTAATTTTATTTCAGCTTTCGCTAGAGCTTCTTTTATTTTAAACTTTTCCTCATCAGACAAACCGGAAATCTCTATTTGCTCTTTGAGGAGATCGATCGCTCTTTGAGCTTCTTGAAGAGCGTATTTTTGAGTTATTTCAGCTTTGTTTTTTTCGTATTGTTCTTTAGAAATGATTCCCTGCCTATATCGTTCTAATTCATCATCAATCTCTTTCTGCATGTTTTGGGAAGATACAATAGCTAATGTTGCATATTCTCGTTGCTTTTCCTCCAATTGATACTTAACAGAATCTTCTACCCTCTTCCTTTCTTCTTCGTCTATTTTATCCAGGTATTTTTTGTCAATAGCCAGCAACTCATTTCGAAGTATTTCTTCATAATTAGCCCTTAACTTATTTTCTTCCTCTGAACTACCTTTGATGGATGCTATATTTTCCTCATACTTCTTTTGCGCCAACGCTCTTTCTTTTTCATACTCGTCATCTATAAGAGAAATACGGGTATCGGAAAGGCGTTTAGCGAGATCGTCTTGGTAACTGGCTAAATCTTTGGCAGCTTTTTCTTGTTCTCTTTTATTCTTCTCTTCGTCACTATCTTCTTTTCCCGGAGTAGATGTGTAAGCTGAAACATCCATTTTATTCATCAAATTCTCATTTGATTTTATCAATTTGCTTATTTCCAAAGCTGCATCAGAGGCTTTTTGTTTATAGGATTCCACTAGTTTTATCTGATCTTGTACACCTTTATAATTAGTAGTTATAGCAAAATCAAAATTTTCACCTTGTATACTTCGTATTTCATCATAAAGCTTGTTCAATTTCTCTTCTTCTTGTACCTGTTTCGTACGATAACCTACTTTTTCATTAAATTTCTCGTCAATTTTCATTGAATTTTCTGCTATTTTGTCCGCTTGAGCCCTAGCAATAGCAGATGCGATAATTGCTTTCTTCAGTTCTCCATAGGCAACAGAAGCTTTACCCGCCAAGATTTCCTCATTGCTCATATTTTTAAAATATGACGGATATCTTTTCTGTAATTCGTCAACAGCTTCATTTCTTTCCTCCATGGAACGGGAAGTATCTTGTGTTGCTTTATACAATAAATCCAGCTCCGCCCTCTCCTTTACGCTATTAGATATTCCTCTTTTTCGGGCATCGGCTAAATCTTTTTCCGCATTCGCTAATTCCAATACAGCCTGTTCCCCTTTAAACAAGCTGGCTACCCAATTCATTATATCTTTCCCATATACAGAAAGCAAAGTAATACCTACTACCAAAGCTGTTTGCCAACTAAGAATAGATTTTGTAAGCTGCTTCCATACAGGAATACCTTTTTGTCCGGCTTCCTGCATTGCCTGATACTCAATTCTTGCCTTCTTCAATTCATCAGCAAGCATCGGCAAGTTGTTGGATATTGCAAGAAAGAAAGTATTCCATCCGACAGCCAAAGATGGCAATTCACGTGCTACTTGCTGAACCGACATGTTTAATCCATTCCAATGAGATGCATAATTACCTACATTTCTTTGGTAGTTACCCATTTGAGCATCCATAGACTTTAACTCATTTTTTAAAGTCTGTATTTGCCGTAAAGTATTTTGCCCTTCAGCTCCCAAAAATGAATCTTTAGGCATATTTTTCAGCCTTTTTTCAAGAGCTAATACTGCAGCATTCATCTCATTATAACTGCTAGCTGTTGAAATGATAACCGCTGAATGATTCCGGATTAAATTGGAATATTGCTTGTTTTGCTCCGATAGCTCTGTTTGTCTTTGTTTTAACAGGGCTGATTTATTGAGATATTCAGTAATTCCAATAGCCCCATTCTTATACTCCTTATCCAAAGACTTTAATTCATCGCCAAGCTCTTTTATTCGGATTTTATTCTGAATCGTATCTGCTGTCAATTTAGTAACATGGCTATCATAGGTTAATATGTTATCAACTATTTCTGTGTATTTTGCTTCTGTAGTTGAAATAGCCTGATTCAGTTGATTTGCCGATTGCGCATAAGACTGATTGGCTTGTGCAGCTGAATTTTGTGCACTGGAGGTACTTTGAAATTTAGAAGAAAGCACATCAAGAGAACTTGAAAGCTTATTTATGGTTTTTGTCAGATCATCAAATTGCTTAGGCAACGTATTCAACGTAAGCAATTTGGTTACCTTGTTGCCATAGTCTTCCAGAAGTTTGTTCTGTCTTTCCTGAATAGACGCCAACTTGTTTTGGGTAATAATCAGGTTGTTTAACGCATTATTATACGCATTAGATTTATCGGAAAGTTCTTGATAATTTTTAGGACTGGTTTTCATCCCACTTGCCAATAGCTCTATAAATTGCTTATAGGCGGCATAGTTTTCATTGAATTCTGTTTTTAGTTTCTTTAGCTGGTCGAAAACGCTTTGATCGACTACATCGGTAATTTTTAATTCATTAGCCATATAACGTGCGAATTAAGTACCATGCCACTTGACACAGTTTCCGCACAAATATAAAAAGAATTGGCGAATTTTACAAGCTATTTAGAATCAATAAAGATAAGATAAAACGGCAAAAGAAAAGCGGAGGTTACTCCGCTTCTACAGATTCTTATATTTAAATATCACCGACAATCAAACAGAATTTCGAAAAAGTCTTTCTTTGTCAGAGATTCCAAAAGATTTTTTCTGAATCTTTTAGCATCTTCTCCTTTAATTATAGTAGTGCCTTGAATAGAATATGCCATGATAACAAAGTGAATTAGTTTATCATGTAGCCATTTTTTATTATTAAGTTTTACTCGAAATAATCGTACTGATCTATAAAAAATTGCTCTATCTGCTCTATTAAATTGGGATTTTCCCTTAATGCAATATTATTTATGAGCATATAAGCGCTTTTATCAATATTTTCTTTGTGATAAAAATGTATGTCGCTAAAATAGGTTGCTACAATTCTTGCATATACTTTATATCGCTTTGTACAACTAACATCTTCATCAAACCCATTTGCCCCAATAAAGCCAAAAGAAGCCTTTTGATCGTTTTGATATATAGTAAGCATAATATTAATACAAGTATTTATAATACGCCTCGGCTCATAGGTATTAGTCATTATCCTGTATTTATTCTTAGATAACGAATGACTTTTTTGGTAAAATTTCACCGCATAAATATTAAATTCATACTCTTCAACTCTAACTATATAAGTGAGATTGGATTTAGTAGATTTGAATCTATACAATGAAACAAAAAGAATACCTTTAGAACCCTCTTTATCTCTTTGAATAAAATAAAATGGATATGCACTTTGTAACATTACAGCAGATAAGAATATACAGGGATTCTTCTCTTCTCAAGTTCTTGTTTGGAAACGTCAGTCAATACAAACTTAATGTTAGATTTGTTTTTTCTAACATCAGTAGAAGAGTCTCTTTTTAGAAAACTAGTCTTTTTCGATTTTAACTTTATATTTCCCATTTCAAATGAATTAGAATAAACTCTCTATAAGTAGCACCTATAGTATCACTAACAGAATTAGTTATATCTTTGTTCGTAACGTATTATAGTTACGTTACTTTGATGCGCAACTTTGATGGTGCAAATATAAATAATACAAATCAAGATTGATTGATTGATTGAATAATTAACTATGTCTGTTATTGGTTTTTAACGGTTTTAACTCTTTAGAAACAAAAAACCGCCCCTCTTGCGAAGGGCGGGAATGAGTTAGGAAACAGATGAATAATATCTTTCTATTAGTATTTTACAGCCACCCCTGTAACTTCATATACAGTACGTGACGAACCGTTTACTTTATCTTTTCTAATAAGATCAAACTTTATGATTCCATTAGCTCCAATCTTTTTTGCTTCTTCAACTGATAGCGATATCATTCTTTCCAAAGTTGGAGCATAATATACTGGAGTCCATTTACCTCCCTCCTCACGCACATGGTCTTTATGTTCCTTTTTTACATTTGTTCCTACATAAAACTCTAGTTTTATCAAACCGATAGGTTCAAAGTCCTTATTCGATATGTCTGTAGGGTTTATCGTAAAATTGGGGTCTTTTATGTATTCTCTAAAATCTATAGACCATCTTTTCTCGGAATAATTAACTGTAGTACAAGATGCAGCTGTGAATAACACTGCTAATAAAAATAAGATGTTTTTCATGATCGCGTGTATTTTAAATTAATAATTCATCATTCCACTAAGGTTCATACCTAATGAAATTCCAAATCCTACTCCCATGTATTTATTATAATAAGATTCTAAGCCTATCATCCAGCTTTTCATAATAAAATCATACTCCAGCCCTATTTGGTAATTTATTCCAGATTTTTTTGATTTTTCATAACTTATAAGATTATACTCATCTGATAAATACTCAAAATTATACCTTTCATATCGTTGCCATATCTCTTGGTCTGATCCGTACCCAATCCCTGCTGATATATATAATGGTATATTTTTTACAATTCTAAATGTAGGACCAACTACGATACTCCATTTATTATTTTTATCTTTTTCATCAGATATAACTTCTGTATTGTAATTATAATCAATATCTGTTTCAAAATTACGTTGAGGTCCAAATCCTCCATAGTTGACAAATATTCCCCATGTTTTCTTCATAGCCATAGACATATTGAATGCCGAACCTTGCGAATAAGAATATCCAACTTGATAAATAAAAGGGTAGTCTCCGTTTTTCTTAGTTTGAGAAAATGAAAATACAGGAAATAAAAATAATATAAAACTAAATGCAATTCTATTCATATTTTGTGTGTATTATGGTTGTACGGAGGCAAATTAACATACAAACACACAAATAAGCAAATATTTTCTTACTTTTCTTTGATTTTAGATACTATTTTTCTAATTCGGCTATTTTTGTGATAGCTCTATAATAAAAAGGTAGGTGTTACGAGCACCTACCTACAATATTATAAGCTAGAAAGCCATTTTTTTACTAGATTTGGTGTTAAGCCAAATCGCAAAACAGGCAGCAACTGCCGCTATAATCGTAAAAGTTAAACCTAACTGTGTCATAATATTCTCATTTTAAGAATTAATATAATACCATAAATAATCATCGTCTTTATTTATGTCAAAATCTTTACTTTTTCTTACTTTTTCAATTATGCTGTTAACAGAGTCAGAATCTATTGAATTTGAATTTTTATATATTTTTTTTATTTTAAAATTTTCATCAAAAACATATTTAGAACAGTAAAGCGAGTCTCCGAAATTAGTTTTACATATATAAGTATGAATAATTCCTGTTCCTATTTTATAAGGAGTATATTTATCTTTTAACTCGTTAATTTCTTTAGCCAATAAGTCTCTTTCGTATGAAGAAGGTTTGATTCTCATCTCATTTGCAAGCTCTTTACCATACATAGCGCTATCAACTTTGTATTTTTCAACATTGTATATTGAATCATACAAATATTGATATTCTATCTTATCGTATTTCTCTTTTAATTCTTTATACTTTTCTTCTTCATTTATATTAGATAGGACATCCGCCAATTCACTAAATTTAATAGGAGTATATACCCACCCTTCTGGCATTTGGGATTTTATACTCTTGTAAATCTCATTTTCTGCTTTTTTTTGATTATTAGAACATGAGAGAAGTAATACAATAGTAATAGAGAATAAAATCTTTTTCATGACTGTGTGTTTTATGTTATACAATATGACAAAATAACTGACAACTCTTCATAAATACAAGGAAATCAACATATATCTTTACTTTGAAGGTAAAAAAGTTGTTTTTTCTTGCATTTTTCAAAAATAGTTTGTATGTTTGCGGTGCTTAACATATTAAAACCATTGGTGCAGGCGGAGCTTGCATTAATCATGCGAGCATTTTTTATGCTTGTTTTAAAATATTGAGGTATATTGTACCCCCGTGTGGAACTGTAATGGAACCACAGCATCAATGGTATGTGTTAAGCAGCGGGAAAGGCAATATACCTTTTTTTATTGTTTATGCTTAACAATACCATCAATCAAAATCAAACAAATAACAGTAGTTTGATGGCGACGTTAATCCACGAGACGGATAGAATGAGTTCGCTTGAAATAGCCGAACTTACAGGAAAAAGACATGATGCTATCTTACGAGACATCAGGAACTTACTAAAGCAAGGAGTATCACACCACAATTTTGTGGAGACATCCTACAAGCAACCACAGCCAAGAGGAGGATACAAAGAACTCCCCTGTTTCGAACTCACCAAGAAAGGTTGTCTGATCCTCGCCTCTGGTTACGACGCAGTACTCCGTGAGAAGATTATTGATCGCTGGGAACAACTCGAACTAGAGAAGCGCAAACCTCAAACTCCCCAGACCTACCTCGAAGCCCTGAAAGTCCTCGTATCATCGGAAGAGGAAAAGCAACGGCTGGCACAGGAGAAGAAACAACTGGAGCAGCAAAACGCCAAACTCCAACCAAAGGCAGACTTTGCCGACGCAGCCTTCGCCACCGACGACAAGGTAGATATAGGAATGTCCGCCAAGATCCTAAAGCTAGGCTTTGGGCGAAATACCCTATTCGACAAGCTAAGGAAAGCGGGCGTATTCTTCGCCAACCGAAACGAACCCAAACAGCGGTTTATTGATGCCGGATACTTCGAGATGAAGGAGAAGTTCATCGAGCGCAACAACCATCCGGGGTTTGTCGTAACCAAAGTGCTAGTTACCCAAAAGGGATTGGCTTATCTGAACCACCTGTTTGGAGGAAATCCTTCTGATGGGAAGCTAGCTAGGATAGTATAACACACATCACACATTTACAGCAGTCCGTTTCAATGCCGGACAGCCACAACTATATCGAAAAATAAAACGAATCACACGAATCACACTAATAAAAATATATCACTATGGACTTATACGAAATTTTACTGCAAAGAATTGTATTACTGACTGATGAATACTTTCAGTTAAAGGAAAGAGTTAAGGAGTTGGAGAACGAGACAAGAATGAAGAGCTCAACGGCTCCAAGGATAATAAAGATGAGAATAGAGAAAGCAAAATAAGTTAGTGTTAGGGGTTTTCGGACCGGCACATTAGTTGACGCCAATCAGCGGGAAAGGGTAGCTTTAGGGCTGCCCTTTCTTTATGAATTACATTGCCAACAGATTGATGATACCCTGTCTGCCAATTCCGGTAATCTTTCTATGATAGATAATATGACCATTGTCAGCAACCTCTTGCTTTATATCAAACCAGCCAAGAGTAGAGTATTTAGTGTATGGTACCCACGTCTGATTAACTTTGTATTGTACGCCAAGTTCTTTTAAACGGTTATTAAGTTCAATTGCCGATTTAAGCCCTAATTCTTTAGCAACTTCCGTACATGTATAGGTTTTATTGACATGAGTTAGTACTGCTACCTGTTTCTCTGCTTCAATGCGTGCCGACCGTTCTTCTTTTAACTTAGTGAGAATCTCAATACCAAAATCCGGGTTGTTTAAGATTTGATCTATAACGTTATCGGTAGCATAGATACCATGTTTGCGGATAGATGGAAGAACTTCGCCACATACCCAATCTTGGAAAGGTTCGGCTTGTGGTTTGTCTGATCGCATGATAGCTTTGTATAGATTCTTTTCACTCACATATATAAGCTGCTGAATACCTCCATTAGTAGGGGTATTAATCAGGATAATCCCCTTTTCGTCTAACCTGTTCTTTGTTGCTCCTACCTGCAAATCAAGTATCTTACAAACATCTGCCAAGCAGAATAATGGTTCTTCACTTGTTCCGGCTACACGAACTTCACCGAAAGCTTCATTTTTGAAAATCTGAATATCATTCATACAATTTTCGTAGTGTGCCCTTTCACACACAGGAATATAAAAAAACAGTGCCGAACGCTTGAGGATCTTTCGGCACCGTTTATATATTCCCAACTCTATGGAAATACTTAGTATCTTATATGCGCTTCCCCAAGCTGTATCGCACTACAAATATAGCAAGTTTTTATTATTTGGCAAACAATTATTTTATTTTTTCTCGACGGTATTTTATTGTTCTATTTTTCCTATGATTTTTGTATAACCCCCGTAATTTTTCTAACAATGCACACCAAACATTGTTCTATTATTCGTATTACGGATATATGTATTCGACGAAAACACCTTTGTATGCTTCTCCCTCTTTTGCATACCAAATACTGCCATCCTCTTTTTTAAATAGAACATACACTGATTTTTCCATTTTAGCCGCCTTCTTTGCGATTTCCCGCATTTTCTCTTCAGAAGCAAGCCTCTTATTGCCTTGACACCAACAACTCATAATACGCCAAATTTTGAAAAGTAATTCTTAAGCGCCGGGTTAAGTACATATTTGAGGAAGTATTCACGGGACTTCACTCCTACTCCCAATATGGCACTTCCATACTTCCTTTCTATATCCGGTCCTATGTCGCTTCCTCTAGTTTCTATCTTTAATCCTTTTGAGGACGAAGATACACGTATAGAATCATAGAACTCACCCGTAATAATGAGATTGGGAGTGTAAATATCCCTAGCCGGATAACCCTGGAAAGAGGGAGTAGGTTTTGTTATTCTCTTCTTCATTTTAGCATATCCTTTTGCATTATTCTTCCACTTTCCTGCTTCATTAGTAGCAAACCAAGGATCATTCAGATAGGTAGGACGAATAGGTTTATCATTCCCATTTACACCTGAATACAACTGCTCTGTCACAAACTCTCTAACAAGAGATTTGTTTGAATCCATGGTATTTTGAATCTCTCCTTCAAACCCATTAACAAAAGCTGTCACATTATCCAATGCTTCTTTTATTGTAGCCATACGCAAATTATAAGAGAAAAGGGAAGGCAAATGCCCTCCCCCTTCCTGAAAACAAACCACTTTAAATAGTATCCTCTAAAGGAGACCTGACGCCTACAATCCTATCGTAGATATCAGAGAGGATATTTTCTTTTTCAGCTTCAGTTCGGTCAGAAAAAAGGACTTTATGTTTAGCAATAAACTCTTTTTTCTTCATTTTCCGCACTTCTTCGTCTACGAAATTGATTCCCTCGACTTTCATGATACCCATTGTTCAATGCCGACAACACCATTCTCTTGCAGAACCTTCGGAGACTTCAAGGAAGGAGTACCGGTTGCCGTGATAACCAAATTTCCATTTTCGTATTTAACAGCAGATACGCTACCGTCAAAACAAGTTGTTGCACCTTCAGCCAATGTCGCACCGAAGAAAGAGGTAACATCAAGGCCACCAAAATGCTCTCTTAGTTTATAATTGTTTTCTCCAGTGTCGAGTTTTACGAGTTCAACATATACAAGTCCTTTCAAGGCTTCCACCACATCAAACTTATATACCTTATAATCGGCATTTTTCACGTATTTTTCGTAGTCCTTGAACATCGTACCTACAGTAAGCTTGGCTTCCGTACCGGATGAATCCCAGTCTTGTCCACCTGGGTACACACCAGAAAGAGGAATACCTGCAAGAATGCCGGTTCCATCATTCATGCCGTACACAACATTGTTATCGTCTACAAAGTACGCATCAAAAGCGACGCCTTTGGCAGCCATAAGGTTCGCTTTCAAACTTGCGTCGTATTCGTCTACAGTCCAGACATCATCCTTTGCAGAATAGGAAGTAATTTTAGTAGGACCATATCCAGTAGCATTCTTGTTTGCTTCGCCACCAGACGGAGCATATTCAATAATAGTTTTGATCGGGAAGATTCGATTAGGTCTGTCATCGTGACAAGCGGCTTCCAACAGTTCTGCAGTTGCATTTTCCGGAAGTTTGTACCCGTGCATTGTCAGGATAATAGCCTTTACCTTTCCAGGATCAAGCAAACATTTTGAAGTACCGGTATTAAATTGAGCTACACCGGCACATTCTCTAAAATCTATTGCCATAGCACTTAATATTTTTAATTTTAATATTTAAATTCTTTATCTCAATAGCGTCGATGAAATCTCTAAATGGTTTGCCGTCAGCTTCCACTCCTTTTCTGCCATATCGGTAGTTTTCCGTGTATAAATGAGGAATTACACCGTTATATTCATTAACAATGTCCGACGATGCAAGTATGCTTTTTATGAAAGCATCATAAACAGGCCGGAGAACATTGACGAACGACACTCTTTCCCTTTCCTCATTAAGATACTTCTTCCGAGTATCTACCATGATAATAAACTCAAGACTGGCGTTTGGGACCTTAGATGTACGATCCTCAATATACGGGGAATACAGGCATATTATAGGAAACTTCAGTTTACTCGTTTCTTGTGACTGGCTCCATTCTGTTAACTGACCGGCAATATATTCCCAATCTCCAAACATATAGGAAACATTACTGCCATATATCTTAGCAGTATTATCTACAATATCTCTGAATATGTCATTTATTGATTTCATATTCCCAGCCCATTTATGCACTCAAGCATGGTTGTGTTAAAAACAAAGCCGTTATATTCCTTATTTGATTCCAGGAAATCATACAAATCTTCATTCATCTGCACCATATTATTCCAAGCAGAAATCAAAAGAGGATTTGGATCCGCCTTTTTATCATCAGAGGCATATACAGTCCCTACCGGAGTTTGTACTACCCCACACCGTCTAACATAGTGAAAATACACATAATTAGCGATTGGGCTATACCCTTTACTGGAAAGCTTTTCTTTCAACCTTTCCCATTTATCGATATCATTTTTGCCTGATAGAAGATATTCTATGAATTCACGGCTCATACTTTTTCCCAAGACCATTCGGAGGAACCCTCTCTCGTATAAATCGATATACGATTGGAGATTATCCCGTTCTGCTTTTCTTGTGATTGAATCATCGTCTATATCCCAGATTATACCGAGACTTAGCAATCCTGTAAAATATGAGCCGTCAATAATCATGAATTAGTCTTTTTACGTTTGGTGAAAAGTTCTTCGCATCCTAAAGCCTTGGCATCATTAACCAATTCGCTAGTCGCTTCAATTTTACCTTCTGCATAAAACTTGCTGGCAAGAGGCATGCCTACCATAACTTCCTCTCCACTTTTATACATTGTACCATCTTTGATAAACGTTACCTTGTAGCGTTTTGTCAAATTCATATTGTATTCTTTTCCCATACTTTAATCAATTGATTTAGTGATACCTTCAATAACTGTATTGAATTTGTCCTTGACAAATGCTGTCTTATATTGCGATTTGATGTAACACATCAGCCTCTTTTCAGCAATCACCGTCACGATATTCTTTCTGAAATCATCGTTTTCCCAGCCTAGAGAGATTGAAAGAGCCCACAAGTCACGGATATTCAAATAAGAGAAATCTCCCATGATGAAATCTCCTTGCGCTACTGCAGTAGTAGTCTCAACTCTTAATCCTTGGATTAGTTCGTCATTGTACCGGAATGGGCGCAAATACTGTCCATTGGCGTCTTTCGTTAATTGCATTGAAGCATAATCGAGAGGGTTCATCAGCACTAAGTTTGGACGATAAGCCATTTCACTGGTGGAAACGATTTGCGAATAAGCTGCCACAAGAGCGTCAAACATATTAGCTCTGTCAATATAGAAATTTGTCAAAGAGAAGGCCGGCATATCTGCGGCTACACCTTTGATTTCACCAGACGTTCCAGTTCCTGACAAGATCCCCTGTTCTTCTTTTATACCAAGCTTGTTCACCATTTCTGTTTGCACTTCATTCACAAAGCTTGGGAAATCAGAAAGCGTTTCTTCTGTGAATTTAGCAGCAATTGCAACTTTGGCAGCCGTAACAGTCTTTTCCGCAAGAGTTGCGTCCATCAACGGTTTTAATCCCCCTTCAGGAACCCATGCAGCATCACCATCCTTACTTACATATTCTGCATAAATAAGTGATCTGCTATTTGTACCAGAAACACTCGCATAATTACGGATAACAGTTTGAGACCTTGGATTTACAGATAAATTCGGGTCAATTTCAACACCGTAATGAGGAGCCAAAGAACCGGAAGATATAACCGCAGCATCTTTCGTATTTACAACAAGATTCAGCTCTAGTTTGTTACCGGGAGATGCCTTACATGCCGATTTCAAATCAACCGTAGAACAACCGTTATTATTTTCGGTAATATACGCTTTCAGCTGCTCCCGCAATTGATCTTCAATAGATTTTAATTTATATGTTCCTCCCTTTGTTTTTTCGGTCGCAGCTTTGATCCGGACGATTGTTTCTTCAAATGATTTCAAGCGTTCATTGATAGATTCACTATCTGCAAACCCGTTGACTTCTTTCTTCAGCTCCTCGATAGACTTCGTTGCATTATCAATTGATTCTTTCATAGACTTAGAATCAATCTCGTCTTTAATAAACTGGGTGAAAAGAGCCTCCATGTAGCCATCCAGCCCCTTGGAAAACACTTCAAAAACCTTAGATTCGTCTTCGGACAATCCTTTAGTATCAAGGAAATCCTTAAACTCAACCTTTTTCACTTCTTTTCCCATACTTACTTTAATTTTAAATTTTTGAACATTGATTTTACCTTATTGCCGTGCATGTCGGCTTCCTCTCCTTTAGGTGTAGATTCTTTCCGAATCTCCGGCCTGAATGATGCAAGTGACATTGCTTTTGATATAATTCTTTGTATCTTTTGCTGTTTGGATGCAGGCATTCCTGAACACACTTCAGATATTTCGGTATTTAATTCTTCATAAGCTTTTTCGGCATCCTCTATGGATTTTAGCCCCAAATATTCTGTTTCCCCATTGCAACCGATAGAGACTACTGATATTTCATAAAGCTTTACCTCTTTCACTATGAAAGCGTCTTTTTCCGCATCGTATTCGCAATTCTCCCACACATACTGATATCCGATTGAGAACTGGTTCAAAGTTCCGGATTCAAGCTGTTTTATTGCCTGTTCTCCTCTCGGAACTTCATCTATTATTGCTTCGAAATAAAGTCCTTTTTCATCTTCATTTAATACTGTAATCCGACCTATAGGCTCATTCATGTTATGCATCCATAACATAATTATTTTGTCATTAGCAGAACTTTCCGGACCTCTGTCTTGAATACTCTTTGAGAAGCACCCTTTAATCAAGACATCACCGGCTTTATCTTTATTGCCAAAGACTGCAGCGTAGCCGCTGATAGTACGGCTTTCATTGTCGTAATTTACTTCTTTTGCATAAATAGAGAATGTCTTATACTGCATCCCCATTCTTCCGCTATATTTATTAGTTTTGTCCATTTTCAATAGAGTTATTAGTTTTTAATTCGCCTTTTGGATTATCAGGATCGATATCTATAAACTTTGCCAGCTCATTTCTGGATTCATCAAGAGTTATTTGACCTTTTTCAACTAATTGAATTAAAGAAGATGCCATTTTCTGAAATGCAGAAGAAGAGGCCGATTTATCTTGTTGAAGGCAATCGATATGAGTATAATCCAACTTTATAAAAACACCTTTGGGGCAAATAGCCTCTGTCAAAGCCTCCGTTACTTTCTCTGAATCAGGAATAATAAGACCTTGGTAAGCGGACTTTTCCGCTATGCTTTTGTTGTCATATTTAGATTCATCAAATAAACTATAGTCAATACCTATTGCATTACATATCTTTCTACTACACCGTTCATCCTCTTCGTGAAGTTTAAGCTGGGACGCATCATAATTCAAAGGAATCCAACCAAGCTTTATTTTTGATGTCAGGATAGGAAATTTATTGAGAATACCATATTTTTCTTTTAGTTTAGATTCCAAGATTTCTTTTTCCCCTGGTGTCATAGCCTGATTACCCATCTTATCGGTATAGTCAGAATAAATAATACCTTTGGGGCCACCATTTACAATTAGCTGATAACTGGCTGTCATTGCTGCAATCCAGTTATTAACTGGCATAGAAAGGGAGTCTGTAACCGAAGAGAATTCTATATCCTGATTGGAACCATTAACATTTGCAGAGCTATCGTAAATTACAAAGTAGTCTTCATCGGATAATTCTTCCTGCAAACCATCCCACTCCAAGTATACGCTAGAAACAATATCCTTTATATCATACTGGCGGAATAGTTTACCGGAAGAAACCATGTGAAATATCTGCGCAGGTATGACATACATTGCGAGCGGCAATGATTTTTTTGTTGCTCTTACAGTGAAAATGGGACAATATCCGAAAAGCTTAAGAGACATCTCAATCTCTTTAAAAAATCCAACTCTTGTTTGAAGTGGGTTAGGACGTGAAAGCAATTCTCTAATATCATTATACCTCTCTTTCTCGTTTCCATCCTTGTCTGTAACATATATTCTCCCATTTGCAAAGAGAGAACCGACTTTATTTATAACAGTAGAAAACGGGGTACATACAAGAAGAGAATCAGCTTTATCCTGATCCAAGGTTAGATCATAATCATTTTTGATTTTACCAGATGGTGAGAAGAAATTGGTAAGATACCAGAAATTCCCATTAGAATCCTTTTCAATAGCCTTTACTGTCTCTCTCATGGAGGGAACAGATATATTAATCTTTTTTTGAAACCAATTTCCTAATTTAGACATAAAAAGAATGATTATCTGATTTGAGATAACCATTCCCTACGAAATGAAGAGGTCTTTACGGACAAAAATACTAACGAAAAATCCGATAGTATAAAAATTATAGGTTCCGTGCATCTTCACACGAAGGGGTTGTTATCCTCACCGCAAATATAGAAATTATTTCTATTTAGTCCAAATAAAAATAGATAATTATTTTGGCAACTATACTATATTCGAAGATTTTACACGAGCACAGACACAAGATAATACATACATAGCCTCAAAACTATTAATTCCATCATAATCAGACATATTGGCGATTAAAGCAGAAAATGAATCATTTGATTCAGGGAAACGGATAGTTTTAATAATCGATTTATACGATTCAATCATAGTTTTCTTGTCTGTTGATTCTTCTCTTACCCACAAATCATGGTCGATAAGCTTCCTATAATCGTCTGCGTAATGTTTCATCTCTACAGGAATCTCCATTTGTACATTCCCGTCTGTTTTATTAATAAGTCGGTCAACAGATATTAACGAATCGGAAAACAAGCAATCAATCATGAATATCTTTCCGCCAGCAACGCAATAAGAAACCAATATAAACAATCCGTTTATATTGGGGTGTATTTCAACAAATATCTGATTATTTACCCCTATTGCCTCTTTCTTATAGTACAGAACATCTATCTCACCTCTCATCTCCACAGTTCCTGTAAGAGCGTCGCATGCGTCATCGTGAGCGTTTTTTCCCTTCTTCCTGTATGTTTTCAGTTGAGACGCAAACTCCGGCCACCTCCTTTCCCAATCAGCAGGAAAATAAGTAAGATTCATCACCTCGGAAGACCTGGTAAAGATCCGAACCTCTTTGTTTTTTGACTGATGAAACCAACTTACTTGGGTCTTGGGGTTGCCAATCATCCGCATCTGTTTCTCTACATTCCGGGCAAATCCCCTTCCTCCATTATTGCTTTCTATATTTGCCTTGGATATTTGGTCTTTAGTAAGCATCTTAGCTGTTTCCGGCTCGGTAAATTCCATCTCCTTTTGTGTAAAAAGGACATCAAGAATGAAATTCCCTATCTCCGTATCGATGTAATCGATAGAGCATAAATAGTCGCTTCCTGTGTCGGCTGTGTCTGTATAGTTTTTCCTTATTGCTCTATTGGTTATTGGAATAGTCTCATAAGTCTTAAATTTACCATACATTAACCCCTCCATAGGAGTTGGATTCTGCATATATTGGGTTTCAAATACATAGCTGTTTACTCTCTGCATCCTGTGCAGCTCTTCAAGGGTGTGTTTAAATTCCCATAAAGCTTTTTCCTTACCGTCCCCATACACTATTGCCGGAAGAGACAAAACTGTCCATTCTCCCGGTTCGGTTTCCATCAAATATCCGCAAAGATCATGCTCATGTAATCTTTGCATAATGATTATAATAGGGGTATTCCGTGAGTTTACACGGTTCCTTATAGTTGTTTCAAACCTTTGGTTTACCTTTTCTCTTGGAGTGTCTGATATTGCATCTTCAGGCTTAACCGGATCATCAATAATCAATGCACCTGCAAATTTGGACGACGGTTTAAACTCTTCTAATGCTTTGGATAGATCGTTTTCATCATCAACAGCACCAGCACCAAAACCTGTGACTTGTCCTCCGGCAGCCGTAGCGTACATTCCTCCGCCTTCTGTTGTGTACCACTTTTTTTTTGCATCACTTGTTTTCTTTATGTCTACATAAGGGAACACACGCTTATACTCTTCCGACTTAACTATATCTCTTACCTCTTCTGAATTATCATTGGCCAGATCATCCGAATAAGATAAATGAAGAAATTTAGCAGATGGATTGATTGCAAGACCATAAGATATGAAGTTCTTAACCACTAATTCTGTCTTGGAATACCTCGGAGCTATGTTTATAATCAGTTTCTTTATCTTTCCGTCAATCACATCATCAAGAGCCTGGCATATCTTTACATGATGGTCGTTTACTACAAATTTGCGACCAAATCTTGCTTTAAAGAAGTATCTCGTATAGTTTAACGTCCCTGATAAGCAAAACGCCCGTATGTAATCATATCCTTCCCCTGTCATAAGTCTTCTATTATTCGTTTGGCTTCTTCTTTGGTCATAGGAGATATCATGTTCACATTGACGTCTTGCGGAGAATCAAAACCAAGCATTTTGCAAAGTCGCTCAACTGCCCATGTTTTCGATACGGAGCGAGTTGTTTTTTTCCCATCTCTATTTTCAACAACATCTTCAACAATATCTCCACGTACAATACCTGCACAAATTTTCAATATTTCTTCTTTGGTTATATCTGATTTCTTTTTAAGTTCGTCTTGAAGCTCTGCGACCCTTGACTGAACCTTGACATCCGATAGTAAGGAAGATGCTTTTTCCCATACAGATTTATCTTTCCAACCTTTGCAAGAATATGCACGACGATAAGCCTCGGATGCGTTTCCGCACTCAATATAGTAGTTACAAAAATTTTCCTGTTTTACTGATAACTTCATGTCTTTTCGTCTGATTAGCTACATGCCACTTGACATGTAGCACAAAGTTAATAATTTCCTGTTTATTACTTTACACTCCTCCCCCATATTTTCGCATTATACAGGGAATAAGCCCATAACTTTATCTCTTCGCTGGTGTCCAGGAATTCCACTTTCATGGCTTCCTTCATACATTCCGCCAGTAGGTTGCTGTCTGCTTGGTTCATAACTTCGCTTATTGGCATGGCTATTCCTCCCTTAGTCAAATAACACAAATTCGTAAGCAAATACAAACGGATTACTTTCCCATGTGCCTTTGCCAGAAACTTTGTCTATCAGGACAGCAAAGGCTTCTTTGGGGTTCTTAAACCAGCGAGAAGCAAAGTATTTATTATATCCGTCCAAAAAAGCATCATAAGCATAAAGAAAAGGGGATTCATCAGATATTACC